CCCCGCCGCAAGGGCTGGGACGGGCTCCGCCCCCGCCGCAAGGGCTGGGACGGGCTCCGCCCCCGCCGCAAGGGCTGGGACGGGCTGCAATGCGGGATATATCGCGTCGGTGCATCGAATCGGACACCAGCGGCGGGGGCATGCTTGAAACATCGCACCGCACCGCGCACAAAGGCACAAGCGGGCAACGCTGGCAAACGGATAGCCCCCGCTATCGTCCGATAGCGGGAAACCGAGCGCGAATTTTGAAAGAGCGGGCAGAATGCCCTAAATGCTGCCCCCGTCCGGGGGCAGTGTTAGGGCACTCAGGCGGGAACCTTCACCCGCTTGCCTTCGAAGGCATCAAGGGCAGCAAGTTGGGCCTTTGTGAGTTTGATCCCGATCGCGTCCGCCAGTCGGCAGAATGCTACCGCTCGAAGGTGCGCGGACTGCCCCGCCGCCATGAGATCGGCAAGGGCGCGTTCTTCCGCGTCCGCCTTTCGTGCCGCTTCCGCCGCGGCGGACGCTTCCGCTTCCGCTTTCATCCGGGCGGCGGACGCATCAAGGGCGGCGGACGCTTCCGCCGCTTCCGCATCCGTGATTTGGTGCGGAGCCGCATCGCGCGTGTTAATCGGCGCGTCCGCCGCCGCCCTTGTCATTCGAGCAAGCTCGGCGAGTGCGGCGGCACGATCAACGGCGGGGGGGGCATCGTCCGCAGTGGGGGCAGCGATGGTGCGCACCTTGTCCGCCTTTTTGGCGATGGTGCGGACGGGCAGCGCGGCGGTGCGCGTCACCACGTCCGACACAAGCGCCCTCAGCAGACCGACGGAAATACCCTTGCGGGAAACGATGCCCGCGTCCGCCTGTTGGATCGCCCATTGTGCGAACGGGGGCAGCCCTTCGCAAGCCTGATCGGGGCGGATAGCGCCCCACGCAAGGCGGGCGGCGATGCCCGCCAAGCCATTGATGAACGAATCAAGGGAAGGCTTGCCCCCCATGCCCGCTTTGAGCACGGAAACGGAAAGGCGAATGTCGGACGGGCGCACCAGGGCATCGTCCGCCCCGATGACGTAGCGTGCAACGAGGGCGGGAATATCGCCTGTGGCGAGCGCCTTGCGGTGCGCGGCAGGGATGAAAACGGGGGCGCCCTCAACGGTGGCGGGGGCGGGGGCGGTGGCGGGGGCGGCGATGGCGGCCATGATGAAACCTCACTAGACAAGGTGCCCACTTGGGGCAAGAACCGCAAACCCTGCGGCAGGGACGAAGCAAAAGAGCTAGGCCGTAGATTAAACGATATACGCGCCACCGTGCAACCACTTTGTGCAGGGCTCGCACATATACATAGTGCAAAGCGGGGCAACGATGGTGCCGCTTGTATCCATTGTGCATAGTCTAACCATGCACTGCGCATAATTACATCGCATATTTCGGGGTAGTTATCCACATGGTTATCCACATATCCACATGGCCCTATGACGCGTTTAAACGGCCGTGGTGCGGTTTTGGTTTTCGGCAATGGTAGCGTATAGGCTATACCCCGCGCCGCTTATACGGGCTTCTAGGGCCATTGTTGCGAATATACGATAACGCTTATATAGCATGTTATCGGCATCGTTTATCAACCATTGGGCATATCACCGTGTCATTATCCACGGAGCTAATGACGGGATAAGTTTTATTTATGGGCTGCGATGCCGCGCCTTCACAGGCCCCTCAAAAATCCCAGGGCATTTTCAAAACTTCAGTATATACTACACACTACACAGGAGAACTTGACCATGCACCCGACCAACATCTACATCCCAGAGGATCTCTGGGAGGAGTTCGAAGCCCAGGCCGAGGGCACAAGCGGCCCCCTACCCCACCTCCGCCTAGTCGTGGAGGACTACATCAGGTACCCGAGCCGTATCGCTGCCGCGGCCAAGGTCGTACTATCCCGCCCCCATCCTCGCTCCGAAACAACAATAAGGAAGGGTGTCAGGTGGCCCACAGAGTTTTGGGATAAAGTTAGAAACACAGCATACAAGCTTCATATCTCCAAAGAAGGGCTCATAAGGCTTATCATTGAAGGAGAAGTGAACAAACTTTAGCCCTCCCAAAACAACTGTCACCATCAAAAGCATCACTAAGACGATAGCCAACTATAGTTGCCAGAACAGCCTCCTACAAGAAGAAATCAACTTAGGGCATAGACCCAACTTGACAACTTCACCGCACTTAGGCTAGAAGCAACCATGGAAAAAACGCTCAGGGATCTCGTCAAGAACCAAGCCGCGCTCGCTCGAGACGTCGGCGTCTCTGTCCAGACCGTCAGGAACTGGCTGGAGCTCAACGCCATCCCACCCCGCAGGATCATCGACGTGGCCAACGCCCTGGACGTCGAGCTCACCGAGCTTCTGCCCTACGCGCAGAAGGCGTACAAGCCGGTCCTCACCAGGCCAAAGACACTGGACGACCTCAAAGCCGTGCTCGAGGGCCGGCACGACCCTGCTGACAAGTCAGCGGACAGGATCAAGGGCACATGGGGCGGGCGCCTCCCGCTCCTGTACGAGACCTTGGTCAGGCTTCAGGCCAAGAAGATAACGATCAAGGAAGCTGCCGAAATCCTTGGGATCACTAAGAGCGCTATCCACAACATCAGAAAGCGCTATGGCACTGCTCCTGGCAGCCTCAAGGCTGCCAAGAAGCCCGAAGGTCGGTACTCACTAACAGCAAAAGAGGCCAGAAAGCTCACACTTGATGTGATCGCAGGCCGAAAAACGGCCAGAAGCGCAGCGCAGGGCGCGAAAATCAGCCTACGAACACTGCACCGGCACATAGAAGACGCACTAAGACCCCTCTATCTCAACGAAATAAGCCACTGGAGCAAGAATTTTAGGCTTGCTTTGGCCTATGAAATAGAGAAAAACCTCCCAAAACATAGCTTAGAGTGGCGAAAATGGGCCGAAGAACGCCACTTATTGCTCAAAAAATCACCAGTTTGGCCTAAATCTCCCAAAAACTGGAGAGAAGTCTCTATCAGAAGGGTCATCATTGCTATTTTGAGTGGCGAGCACACGGTTACGGAGCTCGCTGCCATGCGGGGCGGGAAGGCCCACATCCTTATGGAACATGTGGAGCGCGAACTGAGCCAACTAGGGATGCCGGCCCTGTCCTTGACCATACACCACCAAGCCGCGGCTGCCGAGATCATCCTTGCCCGCGAAAGTTACTTCAGGAAAGCCCATGCTGGACCGTGAAAAGTACGACCAGGTCATTTCCGGGGACGCCTTCAGTAGCGCCGCCGAGTCAACGATCTTCGAAGACATCAAAGACTGGGACGTGGAGGAGCTCCTGGAGCTTCGCGCGTCCATTGATGCGCTTCTGCCCGCTAGTAACCTAAGCGAAATGAACCTTGAGGGGGAGCTTGTACGGCAGTATTACCGGGTTGTTGCCCTGCAGACCAGGACGTTGGCCGACGAACGAACCCCCGCTAACCAGCTTGCACAGGTCAGCAACGTCGTGGCGAGCACGCTACAGCAGCTGGTCAAGATGCAGATGGATGTGCGCCGGGACGAACAGCTCAAGCTCATTGAGGTCGCGCTCCTCGAGGCGATCCAGGACCTTCCCCAAGAGACGAAAGACTGCTTCTTCGCCCGCTACGAGAAGATCGCGGAGCGGGTCGGGGCGATGGGCAAGGCTTGACAGGCATACACAGGCATACTACACTACGCACACGGAGGATTAGGATGGCACGCAAGTCGAAGAGAACGTCTCTGTTTCTGTTTGAAGACCAGTTGGAGGACCTCGCCAGGTTGTCGGAACAAACAGGGGCCCCTCAGTCAGAGATGATACGTCGTGCCATTGATGTCTACCTTCAACACAGGAGCGTAGAAAATGGTAAAGGCGTTGAACCTGACAGGCCAGAGGTTCGGCCGAGTGGTGGTCATTGATCGCAGCACCAGTAAGCCCCGAGGAGCCACATGGTGGAACTGTAAGTGCGACTGTGGCAATACAAAGGTGCTACGTGGCTCTCTGCTTGTGAGCGGTAATACTAGGTCATGCGGCTGTTTGGAGGCTGAAAACCGTACAAACAATGTTTCTAAACATAAAGCCAAAGCCGAGGATTATCTTGGCAAGAAGTTTGGTCGAATAACGATTACTAGAGTTTACACCGAACGGCAGAAAGTCCGAGTACATGGTAGCTGTGACTGTGGGAACACCTGGAAAGGTGTTTTGACCACGTTAATTAAGGGGCGTATTCAGTCATGTGGTTGTCTAATTGGTGAGTCTGCTAAAGCTAGATTTACCAAGCATGGGCAAACTGTAGGTGGGCTAACCCGTGAGTACAAAGCCTGGCAGGCCATGATGCGCCGCTGTTACGACGAACAACATAAAGACTACGAGCATTACCGCAGTAGAGGCATTACTGTCTGTGAGGAGTGGCGCAACGACGCGGGGAGGTTTGTCTCTGACATGGGTGAGTGCCCCGAGGGTTATACCCTGGACAGGATTGACAACGATGGCCCGTATGCACCTTGGAACTGCAGGTGGGCGACCAGGCTTACACAGTCCAGGAACAGCTCTCAAGTTAAGCTCCTAACGTTTAATGGTATGACGAAGCCTATGTCACAGTGGGCGGAAGAGTTAGGGCTCTCCTACTACGTGTTGCGTACCAGGATACATAATCTTGGCTGGGACGTAGCCAGAGCACTTACAGAGCCCGTTCGTAAGTTCACTGCGGGTGGCCCTAGAAAAGAACGGACTAAGGTGACAAAGTCACAAGGCACTATTAAAGTAAGGTGGCGCAGAGATGGCTAACGAAATTTGGAACGTTCACATCAATCGGCTGAAGGTGTCATCGTCCTATAGTAACAACCTTGGGATGCTGCCAAAGTGGCTAGAGGACAACACCTATGTTAACGGGAGCCCGTGGTCGTTCAAGGATCACGAGTGGCAGTTGGGGCCCCTCCTCTCTCTGGCACCTGAACAGGCATTGATCAAGCCCTCACAGGTGGGGGCATCTGAGCTATCTATCCGGTGGAGCCTGGCCCGAGTCAACATCATGAAGGGGTACACACTGATCTACGTGCTCCCCTCCTCCAAGTTTGCCGGCACTTTCGCCAAAACTCGAGCTGACGCGGTCATCAACGACAGCCCTGCCCTCTCTTCTGGTGTAGACAGGGACCTTAACTCTTCTGAGGTCAAGAGGTTTGGCAGCTCTTACATCTACTTCCGCGGCGCACAGGTAGGTGCACAGGCCGTGTCTATCCCGGCTTCGTGCATTGTGGCGGACGAGACCTGCTTCTGCGACCAAGACATTCTTACGGCTTACACATCACGCTTGACGCATAGTGAGCACCGACATCGTATCAGCTTGAGCACTCCTACGTTGCCCGACTATGCCATCGACTCAGACTTCAAGGACTCGCTGCGCCACTACCGTATGTACAAGTGTAGCCATTGTGGTTCGTGGCACTGGTTCGACTTTTTCAATGACGTGAGGGTGCCGGGGGCCCCAGACTTTAACTTCCACGCCATCACCCCTGCCCTTCTGCAAAAGTACCCCCAATATGTTGACGCTCATATCGCCTGTCCTACATGTGGAAAGCAACCTGACCTGGGACCCGACTACCGTGAGTGGGTCCCCGAAAACAAGGAGTACACGGGTCGTCGCCACGGGTGGCACATCAGCCCTATCGATGTCCCAAGGTATAACACCCCGGCCTACATGATCGAGGCGGCTACACGCTACGCGCTTCGAGAGGACTGGATGAACAACACACTTGGTATCACGGCCCAGGCACAAGACTCAACATTGTCCAGAGAGGACATGATCAAGTGCTTGGTGGATGACGCCCCTGAGAATGGCTACAGCTATGTCATGGGACTTGACTTGGGCGTAGAGTCGTACTGCGTCATCGCTGCTGTTATGCGTGACCAAACACTTGTGGTAATGCACATAGAATCTATTAACATCAACAACCTCTTGGAGCGCCGGCTGGAACTAGAGCGCAAATATCGAGTAAGGATGACGGTGGTCGACAGTCAACCCTATTCAGAAAGCGTTTATCGCATGCAAAAAGCGTCCATGAACCTTTACGCTGCTGTGTACACGAAAAATAGAAGTGTAGAGACGCACACCGTAAGAATGCAGGACAAAGATGCTGACAAGGGCAAACTGGATCTGCGCATGGTCAACATTAACAGGGACCGTGCTTTTGACGTCCTGATGGAGAACGTCAAGTCTGGCCTCATCCTGAAGAGACGGGATGACAACGATGAGTTGTGGGTGTCCCACGCTACGGACATGAAGCGCGTAAAGACTTTTGACAGAGACAACGAGCTGTCTGTCACCTGGCAGAAATCTAAGCGGGGCGTGGACCACGCCTGGCACGCTACTCTGTATGCCTGGGTCGCGGCCCAACTCATCTCGACGGCCCGGGGCTCGACCGTGCGCCTGCCGCTGGCCACGAGCTTCAAGATGGCGCCGCCCAAGCCCGTAACGTCGTGATATGCTCTCGGTGACCCTTCGTCACCGAGATTGCATAATGGCCAAGCCGAAGTTGAAGAGGAGCGCCCAGCCCGCCCTGGAGCTGGTAACGCCCGAGCTGCCCCACCAACGCTTCACTCCTCCCCCGCCGCTGCGCCCTCGAACCGAGAGCCAGCGGCTTCTTCTTTCCAGCCTGCGGGCCAACACCCTGACCCTGGTCAAGGGCAGCGCCGGCACTGGCAAGACGTACGTGCCCCTGGCCTACGCCGCGGACCTCCTGCGGGCCCACGAGATCGAGCGGATCATCCTGACGAGACCCCTCGTGGGCGTGGAGGACGAGGACGACAAGATCGGCGCCCTCCCCGGCGAGCTCGAGCAGAAGATGATGTTCTGGGCCATGCCGATGATGGACGTCCTCGAGGAGCGCCTGGGCCGCAGCCAGGTCCAGGCCCTCATCCGGGGAGACCGGATCAGGGTGGCGCCAATGGCGTTTCTACGGGGCGCCAGTCTCAACGAGGCCTTCGTCCACTGCACCGAGGCGCAGAACTCGACGCCCAAGCAGCTCAAGATGCTGCTCACCCGGGTGGGGGAAGGGGCGAAGATCTGCGTGGATGGCGACACGTCGCAGTCGGATCTTCCAGGTGCCAATGGCCTGGAAGACGTCATCCGGCGCGCGAGCGGTAAGCATGGCGTTGGGCTGGTGGAGTTTGGCCGCGCAGACGTCGTGCGCTCAGGCTTCTGCCAGCAAGTCCTTGACTGGTACGACGAATAAAGCGGCTTGATACCGCGATAAACTGCGCTTATACTCCAGGGAGGACGTCCTTGCTCTCTGGAGTAGTCACATGACTGAATTTGTACCGGGTACTCACCCTGATTTTGACACTGACTCGGATGGGCGCGCGGTCGCCTTCCGGGACCGCGGGGGCCAACACCACGGGCTCGTGACCTACCAGACGAGCCCGGGTGGGGGGGTTGAATTCGTCGCCGGCTCCGAGCGGATGATCCATGTAGCCGTCGTACAGCAAGGGATCGGCGCCGAGTTGCCCGCGCGCCCAACCGCGGAAATCGTGCATTGGTACGCCCACGACTACCTCCCTCCAGACCTCCTGCACCCATACGATCAGGTGTTCCCTTCGGGGCCGCTGCGCCTTTTCGAGCGCGGGCAACTCGGTGCGGTGCATGACGCGGGCAACCGCGCGGCAGTGCAGACGGCAACTGGAGTGGGCGCGCTAAACGGCGCGATTGACGTGCTGCTCGACAAGTCGACCAACTTAGCGAATGCGACCGGCACGGCTGCCGCGCGCCCAACGCTCAACGGTCGCGTGAATCGCTGCAACAGCACGCACAACCTCTCGACCTGGACGCTGACTGGCAACGGCGGCGCGGTCGCGCCGGTCGTCACGCCGAACGCCGGACTCGCGCCAGATGGGACGCAGACCGCGACCAGGATCGACTTCAATTGCGTGAACGATGCGGTGTCGACTTATGAATCCCGCATCCTGCACAACGTGGATTCCCTCGACACCGCAGAGCTGCTTCGCACGTCGATCTGGCTCAAGGCCGCCACTCCGGCCGACGTGGGCAAAAAAGTGCGGATCGTACACTCGAACACCGCATCCCCGTACAGCGGCTATCTCTACACGCTCACCGACAGCTGGGTCAAAGTTGACGCGGACCCGACGCGGACAAGCCTTACGACTACGAGTTGGTATCTGTCTACTCGCGGCACCTACACCCAAGCAACGGCCTCCGTGCTGGTGTGGCGTCCAGATATCCGCTACCGCAGCGAGATCGATCTGCCGTATCAAGAGGTGCGCAGCGCCACGGATTATGACGTCGCCGGCTTCCCGCTCGGGGCGAAATTCGACGGGGCGGATGATGCACTTTCCGTCGCTGCCGGGGGTGGTAGTACGTCTGCGTTCTTCTTTTGTGCATCCCTGCGGTTCGAGAAGCGCAACGTTGCGCAAACCCTGTTCTCGGACGCCGGCACGAACACCGGCTACATCGTGCGTATCAACGCCAGCAACCAGGTCGAGGTCTCGGCCGGCAACGGCACGGCTTACACCACCGTCACTGTGACTGCGCCGACGCTGGTCCTTGGAGATCGTGTGGTCGTCACCGCATGGCACGATGGCGCCAACCTATACGCGCAGATCAACGACGGCGATATCGCCAGTGCGGCATTCGGTACCGCCTCCGCAGGCTCGGCGGGCTACACCATCGGCAAGGACAACGCCGCAGCAAGCGGCTATTTCGGCGGCACGCTCTACACCTGGGTGGTGATGAAAAATGCCGTCCCGAGCGCGGCAAACCGTGACGTGGTGCAGGCGTACTGCGGCGGGAAAGCCAAGATCGAGGTTGGCTCGTGATCGATGTAAAGCACTGGATGCCATATCGCGTCATGGACCGTGACGCGAACTATCTGTATGCGATCCGGCACGAGGGCGACACGTCCAGCCTGTACCGACTCACGTCCTACGACCACGAGCCTACGACCCCACACAAGGTGTGGCCCGGAGGTTGGTGCCGCTCGATCTGGTGCAGCCCGGATTACCCCGGCACGATGCTCGCGCGCATCCACCAGGGCATCTACAAGTCGGTCGACGGCGGGGTGAATTGGGGCAACAACGCGCCAAGCTTTGATAACGGTTCCGCGGTGTTCATCCTCGGCGCGGTGGGCGAGCCGGTGCTTGCAAATACCGGCGTGCTGCAAGAGGGCGTGTGCTGGGACGGCGATAACGTCTACATGTGCGAGTACAACGTCAACACGGTACGCGAGGACGGCGGCATCAACGATGCAGTCAAGGTCATCAAGTCGACCGACCGCGGCACGACGTGGAGTCTCGCCGCGATCTGGAACACGGACGGCAACCACTACGTCCGCCACATGCACGGCATCCAGAAGCACGGCGCTTACCTGTACCTGCTCTGTGGCGACTACGACTACGAGTCGGGCATCCTGCGCTGGGACCCGACGCAGCCGCTGGCCTCGAATCAGCCGCTGACTGCCTACGCAAACTGCTGGACCGGCGCGCAGCGTTACCGGACGGGTGGAATCGTTTTCCCTCCGGGCGATTTCATGTACTGGACGGCGGATTCGTCTGGCGGCGGCACGACCGGCACCGAGCGCGGTATCTGGAAGGGCCGCAAGGACATGACGGGCACACCGGAGCGAGTCGACAACAAGATGGCCGAATTCAGTCGGCATTCGGGCTGGACCGGCTGCATCCTCGCCAACGGGGATATGGTGTTCGGGGAGTTCCTCGAAGTGGAGGCTGTCGGCGACCCGATCTACCTGTACGGCACGCACGACGGCGGCACGACGTGGGAGCGGTGCGGCACCTGGGGCGCGAGCGCAGAGGGTCGCGGGGGCTCCGAGAACTTTTTTACGTGGAAGGACGGGCTTACCTACTTCTGCAAAGTCGCGCACTCCGGGAAAGCCAGCGACAACGGCACGGTCGTGCTGCAACCCAAGGCGTACAACGCCGCCGAGGGCTCGCGGATCATCCATCCGGTGTATTGGGTGGCACGCTCCGGGCAGGATGACGATGCCAATTTTCGCGGGCAGTTGCCGACTCGGCCGTGGCGGACGCTTGAGCACGCACTGACCGGCAACCGCGTCACCTACGGAGCGCGCGTGCTCATGAGCGCGGGGCGCTACGAGGCCGAACCGATCGCCCCGCAATGGGCCGCCAATACCAAGCCGCCAAAGTCCGTCGCCAGCGTGCTGATCGAAGGCGCCCCTTCTGAGAGCACCGCGATCGCGCTGTCTGGCGGCACGACACTGGCAGATATCGTGGCTCCCAGCCCGGACATGCCGAGGACGCTGCGTAACTTACGGCTGATCGCGGGCTCGGTGACCGAACTGCAACAGAGCAAATCCGGTGCGGCCATCATGGCGGGGCCGGCAATCTAATCCCCCTCGCGCGCGGAACCCGAAGTCGCAAACGGAAAGCCCGGCGAATACCGGGCTTTCGTCATTCAGGGAGCGTTGCCCCTGGAGGTATGTAGTCGGCCTACCGGCCTGGCAGCCAGGCCTGATCCTTGTATAAGCGGAATTTATGGCTTATCCTACGGGGAGACAGATTCCAGCCCAAGGTGCGCCCGTGTTCCAGAAACTCCGCTCGCTTTTTGGCCGTCCGAGCGCCTCGGCGGCTGACCAGGACCGGCCTGAGGTGGGGGCAGCGACGCAGCTGCCCCCATCGCCGCCCCCGAAAGTCCAGAAGGGCTCCAAGGCCTATCCTGGCTTCTTCAAGACCACGAAGCCAGACCCCAAGCAGCCGATCCGCCGAGACGACCGCAACGTCGCCAGCGCGGATCTGCTCAACTACCGGAACGGCAGTGACACCCGGAAGATCATCCACGACTATGCCCACACGAGCCCGGACCTCAGTGCCGCGCTGTGGGCGTACCTGCGGGTTGGCATTCCAAGCAAGTACACGGCCATCGCCAAGTCGGCTGTTGACGGCACGGTTGACGTCGCCGCGACCACGCTGCTGCAGCAGATCATCACTCGCATGGATGTGATGCCCGACTATGCCGAGGGCTACAGCAACGTGCAGTCGCTCAAATCCCTGAGCGAGAGCCTGGCCAAGGAGCTGATGATGTACGGCGCGATGGCCGGCGAGCTCATCCTGGACAAGGGCCGGCTGCCGAGCGCGATCCAACCCGTCAGTGTCTTCACGATCCAGTTCAAGCCCGAGGGTAAGGGCCTCAAGCCTATCCAGCGCGTGGGCAATGAGGAGATCGATCTCGACGTACCGACCTTCGTGATGTTAGGCCTGGATCAGGACTTGACCGAGGCCTACCCCTCCTCACCCTTCGAGAGCGCGATCAAGCCCGTCCTCTTCAAGGAGGAGTTCGCCCAGGACATTCACCGGATCATCAAGCGGGTCATCCACCCGCGGCAGAAGGCCAAGATCAACGAGGAGATGTTCCGCAAGAACCTCGACCAAGAGGCGCAGCTCGACCCGGAGAAGGCCAAGGAGGCGATGAACCAGGTCACCAATGAGCTGCAGAACCTGGTCAACAACCTGGCGCCTGACGAGGCCCTGGTCCACTTCGACACCGTGGACTTCGAGGTGGAGAACCCCTCGAACGCCGGCCTGGCATCCGAGTACGAAGTGCTGCAGCAGATCGGCAATTCCCGTCTCTCTACCGGCGCCAAGACCATGGGCACGATCCTGGGCTTCCAGGGGGGCTCGAGCAATATCGCCTCGAGCGAGACCATGTTGTTCATGAAGTCGGCCACCAGCGCGGTGAAGGACAAGCTCGACCTGTTCTACAGCCGCATCTTCACCACGGCGCTGCGCCTCTTCGGCTTGGATGTCGTTGTTGAGTTCCGGTATGCGGACATCGACCTGAGACCTGAAGCTGACTTGTCGGCATTCCGCCAGACGCAGCAGATGATGACACTGGAGAAGCTCAGCCTTGGCCTCATCACGGACGAAGAGGCTTCGCTGACGCTCACTGGCAAGCTTCCTCCTGCCGGGTACAAGCCGCTGTCAGGCACGATGTTCCACCTCAACAAGGGTGGCCAGGCGGCTGATACGCAGGAGCCGACTAACAGCGGGTCCACACTAAATCAAAACCTTAATGGTGACACCCCAGCCGTGGGGCGGGGGCAAAACAAGAAAGCAGAAATTGTCACTTTGGCAGTGGGGGCTAAGTGATGGTCTGGGACGGAGTAGAGAGGCGCGTGACGACCCCATATACGCTCTCTGAGCTAGAGAAACACATTGATGAGCGAATCAGGCTGCGGCTAGACGAACACGCCAAAACAGAAGCGGACCAGCTCAACACCAGGTTTGACAAGCTTGAGGCATTACTGAAGTCAGGTTTTCCAGGCGGGGACCCAGATGAGCACCGCAGGTATCACGACGAGGTCATTGACTTCATGCGTGAGCGCCGCGAACTTTGGAGGGCGATCAGGGATAAAACCCTCACAGCCCTCCTGTGGTCAGGGCTATTGACCTTGGGTTCGGCCATTTACCACTATATCAAAGCCAAGCTTGGTACACCTTGATAGGCATGACATGACGACTAGACAACTACCTCGCGGTGTCCGCATCAATAATCCGGGGAACATCGAACGAACTGCTGAGCGCTGGATTGGCATGAGCCCAGACCAAAGCTCAGACCCCAGGTTCATGGTTTTTGACACCCCGGAGCACGGTATCCGGGCTCTGATGCGGCTGCTCATCAACTATCAGGAGCGCCACGGCCTGAAGACGGTACGGGAAGTCATCAACCGGTGGGCCCCACCTGTTGGTCGTGACCAGGACGGTAAGAGCTACACGCAGAACACCAGCGGCTATGTCCAGCACGTGTCACGCCAGACAGGCTTCGACCCTGATGAGCCCCTGGACCTCCTGGATCGGCCCACGTGTGAGAAGCTGGCCCGTGCCATCATCAGGCACGAGAACGGCAATCCCACATCCTATGGCCGACCTGCGGATTGGTATGACGACGCCACCTATGACCGTGCCCTGGTGATGGCCGGGTTCACGGCGGAGACCAAGCCGCTGGTCTCGTCTCGAACTGTCAAGGGTGTAGCTGTTACCGCAGCGGCAGTAGTGGCCGAGGCGACGGGAATCTTCCAACCTGAGGACGTGGCGACGGCCGTGTCGGCAGCCAGGGCCTTCGGGCTCAACGAGTTTGCGGAGGCTCTTCCCCACGTGGCTGCAATCCTGGGTCTCGCCTACACCTTTTACGCACGCTGGGATGATGCCCGGAGGAAACTGAGATGAGACCCGTTACAAACCTTGCCCAGTGGCGCCAGACCCGCAATAAACCCGTCATCGACTATTGCCGATGGAACGAGGCACTTGAGAGCGTCACGCGGACCAATGTTGATACGTTTGTCCGCCTCTACTTCATTTGGCCTCGTGTGATGCTTCGGACAATCTTCGGGGTGTGACGAGTGGAAGTTCGACCACAGCTTGAACGGGACCCAGCCGGGGGCTGGGTCTGCAGTTGCGACAGCGACACTGCGTGGGGCGCAACACCGGAGCAGGCGTTCTCACGGTGGCTGGACAGGTTCCAGTACCGTGGCCCTGATCTGCCTATCAATTTTTCTTATGGCGAGGTAGACTCGCGCGAAACTGACAGGAGAGCATGAGATGCCTCGAGTTACGGAAGAGAAGGTCTGGGCGGGGACAGAGGCGAGCCTCCACGCCGCGCTGGACGCAGAGGAAGCGCGGGCGACGCGCATGGCAGCCGGGGACAGGATCAGCGAGAAGGACCGGGAGACCTCCCGCCTGCTTTCCATTGATGATGACGGAGTGGCCACCATCAGCGTCAAGGGTCCGCTGACCAACGATGGCGACAGCGTCTGGAACGAGTGGCTGGGCATGACGGGTTACCCGGAGATCCGCGAAGCCGTCATCGCTGCCGCTACTGACGCCAGCGTTCAGCACGTCATCCTGGACATTGACTCGGGCGGCGGCGCCGTCTCTGGCGTCGATGACACCGCTAAGTTGATCCGCCTCGTCCACGACAACGTGAAGCCGGTCACCGCCTTTACGGACGGCTCCATGTACAGCGCCGCGTACTGGTTGGGTTCGTCGGCCGGCGAGGTGTATGCCAGCAAGGCTGCGGGCATGGGCTCCATCGGGGTGATCGCCACCCACATGGAGCGCTCGGAAATGCTGAAGGAGGCCGGGATCGGCGTCACTGTCGTTCGTGCGGGCAAGTACAAGGCCTTGGCCAACGGTGTCGAGAAGCTGACTGAAGAGGGCAAGGCCCAGATCCAGGCCGGCGTCGATGCTGCATACAAGATCTTCGTCGGACACGTGGCTGAAATGCGTGGCAAGAGCTATGAGTTTGCCGATAGCGTGATGGCCCAGGGCCGAGAATTCTATGGTCAGGCAGGCGCTGACGCGGGCCTGGTGGACGGCATCAAGTCGTTTGACCAGGTGATGTCCGATGTCAAGCGAAATCTTGTTGATCCGTCCATAAAGACCGCTTATACTCCGGGCAAGCAGACCTCGGGTCTGCGTGTCGAGAAAGATAACGGAGAGAACGGTATGGGCATGAAGGTGCGCAAAGCGCTGAGCGAGCAAGACATCGCCGCCCTGGCCGCGGGCGCCACTCTGGAGGCCGACCAGGCTCCCGGGACTGGCACGCAGGCCGAGACGGACGTTGCCGCTCAGGTTGAGGACGTCGAAGTTTCGGCTCAGGTCGAGACCTCGGACGAGGCGAGCGCTGAGGGCACGGGCGTTGGGCAGGCTGCAGAAGTTGACGCTTCTGCAGGTGCTCTTAAGTTCGTGGCGGAGCAGCTCAAGGCGGCTCAGGATGAGCTGGTGGCCTCGAAGATCGAGGCGAGCAAGCTCAAGGACAAGCTCGAGGCGATGCAGGCGGTGGTGGAGCCGCTCAAGGACATCGCGGCGAAGGCGGTCAACAACATGCGAGTGGCCCTGGGCGGCTCGCTGATCGACATGTCGGCGTCGTCGCCGGCACAGATCCTCGCGGAGCACGTTTCGGTGTCCGCCTCGTTTGCCTCGAAGTTCAAGGTGGGTGGGGTTTCCGCGACGAGTGTCGAGGAACAGGTGAAGAAGCCCGCCGTGGGCGCGTCTCACATGGCTCGCGTCAATGCGGCCCGGTACAGTAAGTAATCAAGGAGAAAGATGATGGCCAAGTTTCAATTCAAGGAACTGATCGTCACCGCGCCGGAAACCGCTCGACTCGGTGCCGGTACCAGTGAAGGTGATCGCCTGTCCGATGCGGACGTGGGCAAGATCGTCAAGCTGGTGGGTGACTCGCGTTACAACCTCGTCGCTGTGGGTGACGCCATCGAAGGCGTCATCGCGGCCGTCGAAAGCTACACCGCTGATGGCTACTCCATCGGCTCCGTCCAGGTCAAGGACCGCAAGGAAGTCACGTTTGACGGCCTGCAAGGTACCCCGGGCACGGGCGTTGTCGCCATCGGCGACTTCGTCGTGGCGGGTACGCCGGTCGCCAAGGGTACTGCCCTGAGCGCCCCGGTCAAGGTCTGCAAGGCCACATCTCAAGCTGTCGCCCCGTTCATGTGGCGCGTCGTCAGCCTGGGTACTGCCGGTACCGGTGCCGTGGGCACGGTCGGCGTCATCGAACGTGTCAACGCCTAACTGGAGAGACAGAAATGGCTGCTTTTTACGACGAACAAGGCCAGATCCAACAGGTCGAGGTGTCCCTTGACCTGGTGCGTGAGGCTGCCGACAATGGTATGTCGGTCCGTGACTGGGTCAATACCATTTACCCCACTGATGCCAACGCTTACGGCGACGCGTTCACTCAGTTCTGCGCCTCCGAGGGCCTGGTGCTGCGTACCGCCAAGAAGGCCGGTCTGCGCGCCCCGTCTCTGCAGTCCGTGCTTGATGGCAAGCCGAAGATGGAAGCGACCGGCGCGGTGGTCCGCAACCCGAGCCAACAGGCCCGCGTGCTGCTGATGCCCGCCATCGGCGCCCTCATCGAGGATAAGCTGACTGGCGACATGGACATGCACGCCAGCGCGTTCGATTCGATGATCGCCCTGGACGACACCATCGCGGATGAGTGGCTGCTGTGGCCCGAGGCCAACTACTCGAAGCCGGAACAAGGCCGCTCCCAGGTCACTTCGCAGCTGGCCCGCCCCGCTCGCATGCTGACCCTGACCACGTCCGAGAAGCAGGTCCGCATCCCGACCTACGCGCTGGGCATCGAGTGGTCTGAACAGGCGACCCGCTACCTCAACCTGGACTTCGTCGCGCTGTCGATTGCTCGTCAGATCGCTGTCGAGCGCAACGAGCGCGCCCAGGAAGATCTACGCGCCATGCTGAATGGTGACATCGACATGGGCCAGGCCTCGCTGGCATCGCTGGGCAAGGTCAAGACCGCCGTCTCGCTGGACGCCGCCGCCACTGCCGGCCTCACCCAGAAGGCATGGATGCTGTGGCTGTACTCGGGCACCGTCCGCCGCCGCATTACCCACGTCGTGACCGACATCCTGGGCGCGATGGCGATTGAGGGCCGCGCTGGTCGCCCGACCGTCTCGGGCGACAACAACACCAGCCCGCGCATCAACGCCGAAGCCTCGGTGCTCAACCCGACCTGGGGCGACGTCCAGGTGTTCATCACCGACGACCCGTCGTGGCCGGCGAAGACCATCATGGGCATCGATCGTGAGTATGGTGTCCACCGAGTCACTTCGACGTCGGCTAGCTACTCCTCGCAAGAAGACTTCGTGCTACGCCGCGGTAGTGCTATGCGCTGGGATACGGGTAGTCTGTGCCGCCGCCTATATAATGAGGCGTTTGAGTGCTTGACCTACCAATAATTTAAGGTAGCAACAAGGCCCGGGGCTAAATCCCGGGCCTTGTTATTTATTCTGTGCTTTCTCTTTTCTTGGCTTTGGCTTCCGCTATTGCTTTAGCCCTTTTTTCAAACCACTCTGCAGGCTTATTTTTCATGGTTTCACTTATTTTTCTTTTTTGCTCATCGGACACCTGACGACCTTTCCTTGCCTTACTCATCTTAGCCCTAGACTCTTCAGACATTTTTTTACCTTTCATGGGGCTTTCCCTACCTTTAGCGATCTCGGATAAGCGTGCGCGCATTTTGTCCTTATCCTCATCAGACCTTGCCCTTAGGGCACTAGAGATCGCTTCTCCACGTTTTCTCCTCTGTTCTTCTGTTAAAGGGGCCCTAGATTTATTTATCTCGCTAAGTTTTGCGGCGTGCTCCGGGCTTAGTTTTCTTCCTTTAGTAGCAGCCTTAAGCTTCTCTTTATGCTCGTCTGTTAGAGGTTTTCCAACCTTAGCGGCTCTAGCTTGAGATAAAGCGTATGCCCTCTGTTCTGGTGTTTGAGCGGCCACTATCTTTTTCATCGTCTCACTTCTACGAGTCCTCTCCTCTTTAGAGAGTTCTGGCTTAGCTCCTCGCGGGCTGCCTGCTATTGGGCATGTGTTGTAGTCTCCTGCAGCATTAATCCAGTGCTGCTCCCTTAGTAGAAGATCCTCAAAGTTTGGTACACTTTCCAGTATGCCCCACCTAAGCCCGGCTAACCCACACTTATTGAACGCTCTCTGAAGGGGTTTGCAGTGGTGCTTACCAGAGAAAAGACACGAAAGGTGTGCCCGTATCCTCTCTGGTATGTTGACGCTGGAGCCAATATATCTCTTACCGGTGACCGAGTTGAGTATGTAGTAGATACCCTGCCTAGTCCAGGACTCCTGTGGGCTGTCAGCGATCTCAGCGCGGGCTCTCGATGGGGATGGTTTTGTCATTTCCGACTCTCTAGGTTCTAACATGCGCTTAGTTTAGTCGTTTGTGGGCATCTGTCAACTTCCGCCTTCCCCTGACTAGCCCCGGGAGGTACAATCGGGCAAACCCATCCCTGGAGATACGGCATGGCCGAGATCAAACCCACCCCCGCCAAGAAGCCTGAAGCCACTCAGCCCACACGAATCAAGGTGTGCTCTGTCGTCGGGCTCATGATCCACCCCTTCACCTTGGACAACATCACTGAGGTGCCCATGGAAGTCGAGAAGGACTGGTGGATCGACAACCAACTCGAAGCCGGGAAGCTGACTCATGTCACTGCTTAACTACACGACGTACGATGACATCCGGGCCGCGCTCGGTGTCAGCGACGAGGAACTTGAGGACGGTGTACTGGGCCTTCAGCTCTACGAGGACAGCCTCAGCTTCGAGCTCAGCGACATCCACCCAGACCTCGATGCTCTCCACACCACGTTGGAGTCCACCCCTGTGCTGACATCGGCCCAGGAGCGATTCATGGCCGCGTGCCGCGGCTTCTCGACCTATGCGGTCGCACGAGCTCTAACGAGCACCTTGCCCATGTTCGGTCCCAAGTCCATCGAGGACGGTAAGGCTCGCATGGAGCGGTTCGCTGACCCGTACAAGGCTACCATCGAGGCCGTGAACAAGTCCTACGCCACGTGGAAGGCACGACTTGAGGCTGCCTACGGGACCCTTATGTCCACGTCTAAGCCTACGGTGTTCATGTCCTATGCGGTCTCGGCCACACCGACCTACAACCCCATCACGGGGGCGTAAGCATGAAGCTGAAGAATGTTGCCAAGTTCTTTGATAAGACCAAAGCTGTAGACGCCTACAATTCTCTCTACAGCTTTAAGTGTCAGGTAGAGCCTCTCGATATGTATAGGACCGAGGGCACACGAATCAAGGTGCGCAACATGTCTACGGCACCTGAAGTCACCGTCCCCGCCCGCCGCGCAATCAAGATCGACTCGCAGGCGTACCTTGTTAGCGACTCAAGCGCTGACCACTGGTCCGGGGAAAGCATCAGAAACCGGTATGTGCTACAAGGCGCTGACTATGTTGTGGAAATCAGAACGATTGCGCAGGTACTTGAGGATGCGCCTGGAGTTCAAGCATGGGCCTCAATCGACTTCAACAAGTACAGTACCGACGAACGAGACTCGGCTGATTACCACCCCCAGTACCACATCTTCCTCGGAGAGGGCGCAGCCACAGAGCATGCCATCATCCACACTACCGAAAGAACCTACCTCGTAAAGAACAGCTACAAGACGCCCTCAGGGCTGTATGACGCAATCTGTAACGAGCTAGACGATCCCGTCATCGACGCGGCTACTTTTAAGTCCCGCACCTACAATCCGATCACCGATTCCTTTACGGACTCTCCCTCAACGATTAGGTGTATCAGACTGAGGTGGCAGGACCGCTTCATGTACCTCTCCCAGGCATCAGAGAAGTTCGAGCGCGGAGATGTGCAGTTGTTCGTGCCGTCGTCGGTGACCCCTAAGGCGGCTGACATTGTTGACCTGAGCGACGGCCCGTGGCGGGTTGTGTCCGTGGTTGACAGCGGCAGCCACAATCTTCTGCACCTGAGAAGAGCATGAGACTGACGATGCCCCGGCGACTCATCTCTGAGGCCGTCCGGGCGTCTATGCGGGCGGCGGAGAATAGGACACTTGCCCAGACAAAGAAGATGGCGCAGGACACACTTGCCTTCGCTGCCAAGGTGTCACCTCAGTGGACAGGCACTTTCGCTGCAAACTGGCGCTTGTCGATTAATAGGGCCCGCCCAGGGAACAGTAGCGACGAGGTAGCCAGCGACGCTGAGCGTGAGTTTCCGCAGGCGAGCGAGCGGGACTCAGTGGCAGTGAACACTGCGATCAATAGCGCAGGCTCCAAGCTCTCCGGGCTCAAGCTCGGGGATAGGATATACCTCTCCACTGTCGCCAGGAATCAAGATGGTAGCGAGTACCACTGGGATGTCGAGGGAGGGCTAATACGCTTTAGACGAGACAACCCAACGGCTAAGGCCAACAAGGGCAGAATTCTTGAGTTGGCCAGGCTTTATCTTCGCGCTAGGAATGTAGGGAAACTGAGATGACAACTTACGTTGAGGCCCGCGACACAATTGTTGCCTATCTAGAGGGCGCGTTCGCAGGCCTGCCCAGATTCTACGAGGACACAGAGACGGTAGACCTTGACGTAGTTGGCGACCAGTTCCTGGAGATCTGCATCGAGTTCGTGGACGCATACCAGGCAACCATCGGTACTTCCCCAATCGATCGAACACTTGGTTTTGTTGTCCTGTCGGTGTTCACGAGGGAGGGCAAGGGTAGCCGCACAGCCCTACAAGTGTTTGACACCATCAAGCAGGCTACCAAGTTCAGGAACCTTGGAAAGGTGCAGCTCGAGACGCCACGGCCGGGGGACGTGGAGCGCAAGAACGGCTGGGTCAACCGTGAAATCCTAGTGCCGTTCTGGTTCGACTCAAACTCCTAATGCTTGAATAAACTGAGCTTATGGTGTAGTCTCCGAGGGAGCCCGATGGTGGGCGCCTCCCGGAGATTTCCATGGCACTAGCTTCTTCCAACCGCGCCCAGGTTCGCTACATCCCCGAAGCGACTTTTGGCGTGACGCCCACGACGGGCAACTGCATCAACCTGCGCGCGACCGGCGAGTCGCTCGCCTTCGAAATTCAGACGACGACGTCTCAGGAGATCCGCGCCGACCGCCAGATCACCGACGTTGTCCAGACCGGCGCCTCGACCTCGGGCGGCGTGAACATGGAGTTCTCCTACAAGGAGTACGACACCCTCATCGAGGCCACTCTGCAGGGCACCTGGGCGCACTTCGGCACCGAGGGTCTCGGCGCCGCCGCCGCGGTGACGATCGACTCGACGGCCGGCACGCTGACGTGGGGCGTGGCCCCGACTGGCTCCAGTGTTTTGACCGGCCTCGAGGTTGGTCAGTGGTTCAAGCTCATTGCCCCGAGCGACGCTGCAAACGGGGCCTACCTCAAGGTGGCCTCCCGCACGTCCACCACTATCACCGTCGCCGCCGCGACACCGATCCCTGGCACAGGCTCCCGCTCCAACGTGGCCAACGTCCAGGTCAAGTCTTCCCGCGTCAAGAACGACACGACCCAGCGCTCGTTCAGCGTAGAGAAGGAGTTCGCGGACGTTGCCCAGTTCTTCCTCTACAAGGGCATGACGGCCTCGAAGATGAGCGTGCAGTTCCAGAGCGGCTCCATCGTCGGGGGCAGTTTTGAGTTCATGGGCACGGTCTCGAGCCGCGCGGGGGCGAGGCAGCTCCCCGGCACGCCCGCGGCTTCCCAGACGTTCGATGTCATGAACGCGGTGTCGGGCGTCGGCAACATCTACGAAGCCGGCGTTCCGCTGACCGGCACCTTCATCAAGTCGATCAACCTGGACATCGACAACGCGCTCCGCGGCCAGGACGCTATCGGCACCATGGGCTTTGTCGGCATCGCTTCTGGCACCGTCAGCGTCGGTGGTGCGATCGAGATGTACCTTGCTGACGGCACCATGTATGACAAGCTCGTCAACAACACCTCGAGTTCGCTGTCGTGGTTCGTGCGCGACGGCCTGGGCAACGGGTACGTCATCACCGCGGACAAAGTCAAGTTCTCGGGCGGCGGCGTGACGGCGGGCGGCCTGAACCAGGACGTGATGCTGTCGATGAACTGGCAGGGCCTGATGGATTCGACCGGCAAGACCATTGCGATCGATCGCCTCTAAACCCTCCCGCCGCTGGCAGACCGGTTAAAGTCTGCCAAGCACAAGTTGTCAAAATAATAAGGAGTCCAAAATGGACATTTTTGCTACCTACGCAGTGAACGAAGACCTCGAGAACAACGGTACCTGGATGGAAGTTGGCGATGCCAGGTTCCTCATTGCTCGCGCCGGCAACAAGGCCTACGCGAAGATGTTCACGAAGGAATACGAGCGCAACCAGAAGGCGCTCGAGCGCAAGGATGACTCGGCTGACAAGCTGGCTGAGCAGATCATGATCAAGGTCATCGCCAAGACGATCCTGCTGGGCTGGGATAACGTCAAGTTCAAGGGTGAGGACCTCCCCTACTCGACCACCAACGCCGAGATGCTCCTGGGCCTCAAGGACTTCCGCCGCGAGATCGTCAAGCTCGCAGACGACTTCGACTCTTTCAAGGCCCAGAAGGCTGAGGAAGACGAAAAAAACTGATCGCGTGGTACCGGTGGGTTCTCAAGTGGGGGGCTGAGGAGGAGACCCTACTTGAGATCCAGGAAGCCACTGGTATCACTCCTCAGGGGTTGACGGATAAGCCAAGCCTGTCTGGGGACTTAGTAGGCGTATGGGGTGCGTATAATCTGCTGAACAGCAGTAGGCTGATGACAGAAGCTGGACCAGGCCCCATACCCCTAACTGAAATTAAAGCCTACTTAGACATTGTCGATATAGACGATGTGGATAGTAGGCTTTATGTTGTACGAATAGTGCGAACCCTGGATAACCTTTATTTAGAGCACTACGCAGAGCGTACCCGGCAGAGCAACCCCAAAGTAGGTCAGACGAAATGAGCGAAAACAACCAGGTAATCCTTGATACCAGTCAGGCTAAGGTTGCCCTAGCCGAACTCGAGGCTCGACTTAAGTCCCTGGACAAGGCCATGGACGGGGTTTCTGCTGGCGCATTGATTGCTGAGTACAAGAAGCTTAGTGCTGGGGCCTCCGAGATGGCTACAGCCATATCTAAGTTGGAGGCAGCCAAGGGCACATCTGTACGGTCAATGCAAAGATACCGCGAAACGCTGGCTAGTACTCTAACTACCATTGGGCAGTTGAAGTCAGGTACAACTGCTCTTAGCACAGCCCTGACCAATCAGGGGAAGGCGACAGACAACTCTAAAGCTGCGATGGTTAGCTACCGCGCGGTTATCAGCGGCCTCTCGTACAGCTTCAGGGAGGCTGGGAAATACAGCCAGGATTACGTCAAGGGCCTGGCCGTACAGAAAGCGGCAGCCGCAGAACAGAACGACATGCTTGCTGGCATGTACAAGATGAGGGACTCGTTCCAGAAGCTTGGACGTATGCAGTCCATTGCTGAGCAGATGGACATGAGGAGAACGACAGCCCTCCAGAAAGCTGCAGCCGCAGAACAGAATGACATGCTGACTGGCATGTACAAGATGAAGGAGTCGTTCCAGAAGCTGGGTCGGCAGTGGTCGCTGGCAGAGCAGATGGATCTGAGGAGAACGACAGCCCTCCAGAAAGCGGCAGCCGCAGAACAGAATGACATGCTTGCTGGCATGTACAAGATGAAGGAGTCGTTCCAGAAGCTTGGGCGTATGCAGTCCATTGCTGAGCAAATGGATCTGAGGAGAACGACAGCCCTCCAGAAAGCGGCAGCCGCAGAACAGAATGACATGCTTGCTGGCATGTACAAGATGAGGGACTCGTACAGGGCTATGGAGCAGAAGCGTGACGTAGAGCTTAACAATATTCGTCAGGCGCAGGCTGTAAGGTACAGAGCTATCAACGAAAAGAGGGACCTTGAGGAGTACACCATGCGTCAGGCCCACCTGAAGCGCATGGAAATGCTTGAGCGTCGCTGGCTGGAGGCAGGGCCTCGTGGCCAGGCGTCGCAGGCGATGAAGGCCAGGAGCCTGATGGACGCCGGGATGGACCCGTCCAAGTACTACTCTGCACAGGCTATCGCAGCCGCCAGGAGCCTCAAGGAAACTGACAACCTCACCACTGCCCTCGGCAAGATGGGCAAGGAGTACAGGGCTGGTGGCGGGCACGCGCAGGCGTTCACCGAGAGCCAGCACGCAGTCCATTCCGCCTTGCGCGGCGTCTCTGGCGCCCTTGGTGCCCTGTGGCTGACCTATGGCAAATATGTGGCCGTTATGGCTGCTGCTTCTGCGGCTACTATTGCCGCCTCCAAGTCATTCAAGGAAGGGGCAGAGCTTAGCTACCAGGCCCGCTTTGCTGCGATTCTGCAAGAGGACGGGCCAGCCCCCGAGCAGACAATCCAGAATATTCGCAAGCGCCTGATCGAGGTCACTGACGGCACTAAGTTCAATGCGCTCGAGGCTGCGGAGGGTCTTCGTGTTCTTGCGCAGACCGGGGTTAAGGCTGAGGACGGCCTTAATATGTTGAACACGGTGATGGCTGCCACCATATTCGGTGAGACGAATATGGAGACAGCCACCAAGGGTCTCACGGACGCGATGTACAACTTCAGTCTCATGACTGATAACGCAGCGCAAAATACAGAGAACGTGAAGCGTGTTGGCGACGCCATGGCTTATGTGTCTGTGCAGACCAAGGCGGGCATGGACGACGTTGCAGAGTCGTTCAAGAACATGACTGGTCTCGCCCAACGCTACGGCCTGACCATTGAAGAGGCTGCTGTCGTTCTGGAGCGGGTAGGCAAGCGGGGCCTTGTTGGTGGCAACGCCGGCACCCTTGTCCGCAACATGTTTGAGGATCTGCTTGGCGCCCCCAATAACCGGGCTGCTGCCAAGATCAGAGAGCTCCTTGGCATGGACATGTTCGTTAAGGGCCGCGACAACCCGCTGCAATATCTCCAGCAGGTGATCGAGAAGTACCGCGAACTTGGCGCTGCCCAGAAGCAGCAGTTCGACGCCAACATGCTAAATGAGCGTGGGCGCAGGCCGTTTAGTGTGCTGATAGAGGACCTCACCTCCCTTCAGGAAGGGCTGGACAAGACTAATGCTAAGGCTGCTGGGCTCCTTGACCGGCTGGTCTCTGGGTTGGATGGTGACGTTAAGACTGCATTCCAGACCGCAGGGTCTGCGCTTGAGAACGCCTTCATGGAGGCGTTCTCGGGTAGCGAGCAATCCCTCCTGAGCCTCGCTAAGACCATGGAGGACGTCTTCAGAAGTGACGGCTTCAGAGACGGGGTTAAGTCCATGGTCAATGGCCTGGCTGACCTCGCTAAGTGGCTGATTGAGAATGAGGACTGGCTCAAGAAGATGGCTGCTGCCTACCTGGCGCTAAAGGCCGGGGGCATGGTCGTCAATGTGGCCAACGACATCTTCACGATGGGCAAGGCCGTGTCAGGGATGGGGTCTGCAGCAAGCACTACAGCGGGTGTACTCGGCACACTCGGTCGGGGTATCGGGGAGCTGGGGGCCAAGCTAGCCGCTAACTCTGCAGTCCTGACCTTCATCAGGTTCTTGGCGATGAACCCACTTGTTGCGGCTGGGGGGATGGCTGCTGCGAGCGCAGCTTACATCGCTTACAAGGACATCGGGACTCCTGTCAAGAGCAATGAGGGCATGCTGATAAAGGGGCCGACCTACGACCAGTACAAGTCGGACGCCAGAAAGGACATTGGCCTGTCAGGTGACACGGATATTTCCACCCTTGGTAAGGACGAGACAGCTAAGGCCCTCGAGGCAAGCAATAAGCGATACAAGGACGTTATGGGTACTGCTGCCTGGCAGCGGGAGCACATACCAACGTTTAAGTACATCGAGGAGGATAACAAGGCCCTCAGGGCTAGGGCTAAGGCGCTCGATGAGGTGGCCGCGGCGCAGGCTAAGGTTGATGGTCCGAAGGTAATCGACAAGACAGAGCCTATCGATATTGGTACCCCCTTCCCCCTGGGTGGCGGGAACGGGGGCAGAGGCCGCGTCGACCGTACACCTATGAAGGAAGTCGACAGCGCGTCCAAGCTCGCCAACGCAGAGTACGAGCAAGCCCTTGCCTCCATCGAGTTCTATAAGAAGGGGCTCGACCTGCGCAAGAACGCTCGCATGGTCGGGGAGAAGGAGTACCAGGACACGCTGGACGCCCTGGCCGAGCTCGAGATCCAGAAGGGCATCGACCGCGAGGACGCAGTCCAGAAGGCGATCTCTGAGTCCCTCCCCCGCGTCAAGGACTCAGCGATGCGGGAGGACCTGATGGGCCGCATGGCCGAGTCCCTCCAGAAGGAGCAGGAGCTCACGACCAAGGCTTACACGGACAAGGCCCTAGCCCAGCTCAAGGCTCAGATCAGTCAGAAGGAATTCCTGCGCGAGATCGAGCGTGTGGAGTCGGAGTCGTTCAGCAACCGCCTGAGCGCCCAGGAGCAGTTCGTCAAGGAGTGGAACGCGAAGAACGGCGAACTGCTGCAACGCGCCATGGTCGACGGCGACATGGAGTCGTTTATCCGGCTCAAGAATGCCGAGGGCGAGGGCCGGGAAGTTGCCAGAAGATCCGACGCTACTGAGTTGGCGGGGATGTTCCCGGACAACAACGAAGCGCAGATGGCCGCACTTGAGGCCCGGTACCTCGCGGAGAGGGAGCGGATGCTGGCGCTCACGAAGGAGAATCTGGACCTTCAGCACCAGCTCGAGATGGACCTGACCTCCAGGTACCAGATGGAACTCGCCCAACTGCGGTTGCAGGGGGTTTACAGCTTCATGTCCGCGGGCGAGCAGATGACGAGCGCGGTGGCGGGCCTCATCGGCGCCGTGGTCGGTGAACAGTCTGAGGCGTATAGGGTGATGTTCGCTGCGAGCAAGGCCTTTGCCGTGGCCAAGGCGACGATGGATATGTACACTGCGGTCTCTGCGGCGATGGCGGTGCAGGGTCCGTTGGGATGGGCCCAGATCGGCCCGATCATGGCCTCGATGTCGTCTCTCATTGGCCAGATTTCGAGCATCAATTATTCCGGCGCTTATGACAAGGGCGGTATAATCCCCAGCGGAAAGTGGGGTATCGTCGGCGAGTATGGCCCGGAGATTGTCCAGGGCCCCGCCAATGTCACCAGCCGCGAAAAGACCGCGGAGCTTCTCCGCGGGTCTGGCCGGTCTGAGGCCGCGGCGCCGGCTGCGCCCCCGACGCTGAACGCCCGCATCGTCAACGTCCTAGATCCGAAGCTGGTAGGGGATTTCCTGGGTACGGACGACGGCGAGAAGCTCATCATGAACGTCATCCAGCGCAACAAGACAGCGCTGACTGCGTGAGGTAGAGAATGCCACATCAAATTGGGTTTGTTGACGACAGTACTGTGCTCGCCCACTACAAGTTACTCGAGGTGGTACGGGACTTTGTCGTCCTCAACGGCTGGACGGTGCTTAGGTACGACGATGTGTCCAGCAACAGAGAGTTAATAGTTAAGGCCCCCGGGCTTACGGGAACTGAGGAGATATTCATAGGTCTCAGGACATACCAGGACGTATCTGCGGACTACTATAATCTCGTTGCTGCAGGCTTTAGCGGATACTTACCAGGGAACAGCTTCGATACACAACCCTCTGTGATGCTGTCAGGTGTGCCGGCCCATAACCAGTATATTGACTACTGGTTGACCATGAATGGGCAGAGGCTGTGCCTGGCCCTAAAGATAGCCCCTGGCGTATATGAGACAGTCTATCTAGGTAAGATGTTACCCTACGCTACTCCTGGGCAATACCCGTACCCACTTGTTGTTGGTGGGATGCTTAGTGGCACCCCGGCCACACGCTATTCTGACACGGCCCATTCAATGCCATACAGGGGGACTCGGGCCAACATGCGGCTATTCACAACTGGAGGAGCGTGGATACAACCTGACTGTTGGCCGTGGATAAACAGCCGTCTCGGGGGGGCGACAACCCAGCTTCGTGACACAGGGGGCAACTACCCTCTCCTACCCGTGGTACTAACAGACACAAGTGGAGTGTATGGGGAACTGGACGGTATCTACTATATCAGCGGATTTAACAACCTTGTGGAGAACACCCTGGTTGTTGGTGGTAAAACCCATGTAGTTATTCGTGACGTTTGGCGTACGGGGTTTACTGACTATTACGCAATGAGACTAGACTAAATGCCATATTACACCGGAACAGCAACTAGCTACGCGAACCTGGCGTCAACATTGACTGCGGCCCTCACTAGCCACGGGTGGCTAAGCTCTGATGGCATTTTGTCTAAGGGTGACCTGTTTGTGAAGATAACGACCAGCGAGTCTTTTGTCTCTATCTATTCTCCAGAAGGCATAGCTGTCCAAGGCGGGACAGGGAAGACTGGCAGCACCCTCACTGGCGCATCCTTGGTAAGGCCCCGGTTTGGCAGACCAAGGAGCTCTGTGGCTGCTATGTCATGGCCTCTGGAGTACTTTATCCACATATTCACAAACCCAGATGAGGTGTACCTGATAGCCAGGTATAACGTAAACCTATTTACGTTTGTGTCCTTTGGGAAAAGCACAGTTCCCAACATTGGTGGAACGGGCTTGTGGGTAACTGGGTCCAATAACTGGATGGAACACAGTCAGTACTCAATCCCCTACACGCTTACACCAACGTTAGGCGGGGTGGATTACTCCTACTCCTATCACTACCCAGCGGCCCCGGGAGCGCCTTTTTGGGAGTCTGTGTGGAGCTCCTACAACGACGACAGGCATGCCGACTATAGGTCAGCAACACTGCACGCCAATTTGATGGCGTACCCCATAGAGTGGATGGGGTATGAGACTACTGCGAGTGAGGGCACCCCCATCAACGCTGTTCTTTATGCTGCCCCTCTGATAAGTAGACTTCCATCAGCCTGGAATGCAGAGGCGACACTAGTGCCAATCCAGGTTTACGCCACCGTAGCCAGCGCTAAGTGCTCCCTGGTTGTGGACGTAGCCCATGCTAGGTATACGCGAATAGACAACTACGAGCCTGGGCAGGTGATCACACTCGGCCCTGACAAATGGAAAATCTACCCGTTTGTTAGTAAGAACACTAGTAACAGAGACTGTGCCAGCTTAAACAGTTCGTCTACGCCTCAGTCTGGCACCCTGGGGTGGGCAATCAGGTACGACGGGGTTTAATTATGCCAGAAATACAGAGCATCGAGACTACACGCATACTGGGGGGAGTGGTCAATGAGTACCTAGGAGACCACTTTCACCAGTATGTGGACGAGTTTGATACGCTTGATGCCTGGCTGGTAGGGCCCACCAGCGTATCACCATACGTAAACAATGCCCCAGTATCTGCGGCCCCCCGGACTATCCTGGGGAGTATACTGAAGAGCTATCTAAGTGATTACTACGACCGTGTTCACATCCGCCCGAGCTATATAGACCTCGGGAATATGCTGTCTACGCAAACAAGGGAGGTAGAGGTTTGGTCTGCGTTCTTCACACCCTCTACGCTCTTGTCCACCGCGGCTGAGGACCTTGACAATGTTGATGTCACCCCATCTATTATACCTCCGGTGTTCTTTGCCCCCCTGCAGGCCAGAACATACAGTGTAAGTGTGGGAATTTCAGGGTCTCCGACTATATCTGGCTCGTATAGCTTTACATTCAACCTAGGCACAGCGAGCCTAGCCATTGACGGCCGCAGAGTGTTGGTTTGGCCCTTTATGCCGCAGACCACGCACAGAGAGGCACTTGAGTGGAAAACAGACGTTATTCAGAGCTTCAGTAGCGAGCAGAGGATAGCACTCAGGGCAGAGCCCAGGCAGTCGTTTAATTACACCTACATGCTTACGCCACACGAGTTCAGCATGGCAAAGGCCCTGTCTACCCAGTGGGCCCACCGTGTTTATGGCATCCCCGTTTGGTCGGAGCTCTCCCATGTTGGCCCTATCCCTATGGGAACAACCTCGATCTCTGTAGACACTACGGCAGCGGACTACAGGTCAAATGATGTCATCATAGTGTGGCAGGACAGTGAGAACGAACTTGCTGTCGAGACAACCTCAGTGCAGGCCGGGAGTATCTCACTAAAGCTCCCGCTTCCACGAAGCTTTACAAACGCTTATGTTGCACCTCTTAGGTTTGCAAGAACTTACAGTGGTGTTGACTACACGCGAGCTGGCGGCGAGGTGGTCGTCTCTAAAGCTACGTTCTCTGTAACCCAGAACACACAGCTAAGCGCAGCCGCTGGGTACCCAACCTACCGTGGAAAGGAGGTTGTAACAGACAGGACAGTGCTGGTAGGTGACATCACTGAGAGAATACTTAGGCCAGTAGACGTGTTTGACAACGAGTCTGGCGTTGTAGAGGTTGATACCCAAGATAATTGGGTTAGGCATCACCAGGTGCTTACGATCAGCACTAAGAGTAGGACTGACAGGTGGAAGGCTAGGCGGTGGCTGCATAGCTTGCAAGGCAAACAGAATACTTTCTGGCTGGTTTCCTGGAACAAGGACTTAGATGTTCTGGTCCCGCTTACCCCGGAAACGTCTGGACTGGTTATAAGAGCTATCAACTACCCAGTTCTTTACGGAGTTAAAGATATTATGATAAGGCTCAAGAGCGGCACTACCTTGTTTAGGCGCGTGCTTAGCGCCGTAGCTAACAATGATGGTACGGAGACGCTGGCCTTAGACGCTAACCTTGGTGTGAGCTCCAGCGTCAATGACATTGACATTGTCTGCTTTATGTCCCATGTCCGCCTCGATTCAGACTCCGTGGAGCTAAGCCACGAGTATAATGGCCAGGTCTCAGCTAACATCGCTGTCATTGAGGTGCCAGTATGACCTACGCAGCTTACGAAGCGTCCGCCGCAGGCGGGGCCCCGCTGGAGCTTTACGCGTTCACCCAGGGAGCTAAGAGCTGGTACTACTCCTCTGGTACCCAGGAGTTCTCGAATCTTGGGAGACTTTTCGTACCCTATCCAATAAAGCGCGACCGCATAAAGCAGGGAGGGGATGCGCTTAAGGAGACGTTGACACTGACATTCCCCCGGGGAAACGAGTTCGCATCACAGTTTCTTGGGCTTGCTCCTGACGCTGTGACTACAGTGAGCGTCTACCGCATGCACTGGACTGACCCCGACAAGCAACTTATCCAGTACTGGAAAGGCAGGGTTGCGGGGGCCAAAGCAGACGGGAACACAATACAGATTGAATGTGAGTCTGTGTTCACCTCTATAAAGCGTCCAGGCCTTCGCGCCAGGTTTGAGCTTAGCTGCCGGCACACTCTATACGCTCGTGGTTGTGGCCTTAACCAGGAATCATACGTTTTTTCTGGCCCACTAATCTCTATTTCTGGTGGCGTGGTGCTCAGAGTTCAGGGGTCTGGCGTATTCCCCGGTGGATATTTTACTGGCGGGATGGTGGTAGCACCAGACGCTAGCAGTAGGTTCATCGTGGCGCACACCTCCGATCAGGTCACTGTTTCAAGGCCGTTTAATACACTTGCGGGTAATGCTGAGTTGCGGTTGTATCCTGGGTGCGACCACCTGAGGACAACTTGTAATACCAAGTTCAACAACCTGGATAATTTTGGCGGGTTCCCGTGGATTCCAATCAAAAACCCGTTTACCATGAGCTCTATTGTGTGAGGTAGTTTATGTGGTGGTATGTTGCTCTATGGGTTGCATCTTTCGTTGTCAGCTATGTGCTAATGCCAAAGCCGCAAAATGCAAAGCCGCCCGGGCTGGACGAGATCAAGGCACCTACCGCAGAAGTCGGAAGAGAGATCCCTGTCCTGTTCGGAAGAAGAAAGCTTGAGGGGCCTAACGTTGTCTGGTACGGCGACATTAAGCTTGAGGCCATCAGGAAGAAAGGGGGCAAGAAGTGAACAATATTGTTGTCAGAATTGAGCACTGCCGTAAGTTGCTCTACTGCAGCCGAGGCATCCGGGACCTCCTTGGCAGGTACGGGTTCGACTACTCCGATTTTCTGGCAAACGGCGTAGATGCTCAAGCTTTGCTAGAGGCATCTAACTACGACGCTATGGTCGTAGACGTTGTGGAGGTGGCACGTGGGGAAGAGTAAGAAAGTTACCGTGGGGTACAGGTACTATGTCGGTATGCACATGGTACTTTGTCACGGGCCCGTGGATGCTGTGACAGCCATCGAGGTTGATGGGCGTCAGGCCTGGGCGGGGACATCCACTGGGGGCAGCGTTGCGGTCAACTCCCCGGATCTGTTCGGGGGTGAGAGCAGAGAGGGTGGGGTTGTGGGCACAGTCGACATACTCATGGGGGGCATCACCCAAGGGCGAAACGACTACCTGCAGTCTAAGCTGGGAACGGACATCCCGGCTTTTCGGGGGGTCCTTAGTGCTATCCTACGGCAGGTCTATGTAGGTAACAACCCATACCTGAAGAGTTGGTCGTTCTGGGCTAGCCGCAGGAACGTCAGGCTAGACGGACAACCACAGTGGTACCTGAGCAAGGTTGCTGTTGGCAGCGACATGAACCCCGCCCACATAATTCGGGAGTGCTTGACTGACCCCTCGTGGGGCATGGGATACCCGGAGGCGGATATTGACGACCAGTCTTTTACCAGTGCCGCTGACATTCTTCACTCAGAGGGGCTAGGGATGTCCCTGCTGTGGGACCGCTCTATGCCCTTGAATGAGTTCCTGTCAGAGGTGCTCAAACACATAGACGCCAGCCTTTATGTTAGTCGGGCCACAGGAAAATTTACGCTAAAGCTAATCCGCAGTGATTACAGCGCCCCCTCTCTTCTTGAGCTTAACGAGAGCAATGTCTCTAAACTGTCCGACTTCAAGCGTAACACTATTGGGGAGCTCATCAACTCTGTAACCGTGCAGTTTTGGGATGGGACCACGGGTAAAGACAACTCTGTCACTGTGCAGGACATAGCCCTGGTTGCACAGCAGGGCGCGACGGTGGGTACGACGATCCAGTTCCCTGGGTTTACAACCGGCGACAACGCCACAAAAGCTGCGGCTCGGTCTCTCAAGGCGCTCTCGACGCCCCTCGCTAGCTGCACTGTATATACCAACAGAGTTGCGTATAACCTCAACGTAGGCGATGTCTTCAAGCTTAACTGGCCGCGCTATGGGGTCACCTCCTTGGTAATGCGGGTTAGCAACATTGAGTTTGGCGCCCTAGATAATAATGAAATCAGGATTACCGCTGTCGAGGATGTGTTTGGTACGTCAGCGGCTGTATATGCGCCCCCTCCCCCGAGCGAGTGGACAAACCCTGTAAGCGTCCCAGCACCCTGCCCATACCATGTGACGATAGACGCCCCCTATTGGGAGCTGGTTCCACGGCTTGGTGAGGCTGCGACCCAGGCACTGCCAACTACTGTGTCGTATTTAGTGGCTACTGGCGTTCGCCCCTCAGGTGACGCAGTCAGTGCGAAGCTCTACACGGACCCAGGTAACACGGGCGCGTGGCAGGAAGCCAACACTGTTGACTTCTGTCCCACGGCAGTTCTAGCCACAACCACGACGTTCAACGACACGGTGTGGACGATCAACAGCGGCATCGACCTGACCCTGGTCTCCATTGGAACCTACGCCCTGATTGACAACGAGTTTGTCGCCGTTACTGCGATCAGCGCTTCGTCCATCACAGTGCTGAGAGGTGTGCTTGACACAGTCCCCGCCATCCACACTTCCGGGGCGCGTCTCTTCTTCATAGAGGACACCTGCGAGACGGATGGCGTGGAGTATGCGACCGGGGAGACAGCCAGGATAAGGCTCCTGCCGACGACTGGCAGAGGGACGCTGGCCATCAACTCGGCGACGACTCAGAGCCGCACCCTGTCAGGGCGGCAGGCCAGGCCGTACCCGCCGCAGCGGATACGGATCAACGACCTAGCCTACCCTAGCAGTGTCCCGGGCGATGCCAACATCAGCGTCTCCTGGGCACACAGAGATCGGCTGCAGCAAACAGTCTCCCTCGTGGGGACAGAGACGGGGAGCATCGGGCCGGAGGCCGGTACCACGTACACAGTTCGACTGCTCCTGGCTTCTGGAACCGTGATAACCACCCAGTCTGGCCTGACTGGCGCCACTGCTACTTTCACTCTAGCAAACATGGGGGCTAATTACGGTGCGCTCAGGCTGCAGGTCTGGGCTACCAGGTCGACCTTGGACAGTCACCAGATCCACGACATTCCGTTCCTGCGCGCAGGCTACGGGACAACCTATGGCAATTCCTACGGAGGTGCATGATGGCAGCACAAACTGAACCGAGAAGTGGTATTCAATATGGCTGGACACTAGGGGAGAACTCCTGGCACACCAGTATGGACGCGAACCTGTTGTGGTTGGGCAGATTTGGGACCCACCTCAGCGTCAAGGACCGGGGCCTCAGCACGCCCCCGGCGTCCCCTGCTGCGGGCGACACCTACATCGTCGGCCCTGCCGCCACGGGCGCCTGGGCCACGCACGAGAACAAGGTCGCAGTGTGGACGGGGTCAGCCTGGGCGCTGGGCACGCCTCGCGTCGGTTGGATGGCCTTCATCGAAGATGAGGCAGTCCTGTCTGCCTACAAGGCAACAGGATGGTCAGCTGGCGTTGCTTTCTAGTTTGCCGTAGGGGCCTTCCCCGCGCACCTCCATGAGGGCGCGGGGCTTTTATGTCAAATGCAGGAATAGCAACATAGTATCCACTTACGCCATCTTCTTGATCGTGACGTATTTGGTGCCCATGTCCTGGTCCTACCTAAGCTTACGAATCTTCAGCGGCTTTGGCAACTTTGTTGCCGGCACTTCACTAGCTGAGCGCTGTACCACAACTTCCTGCAGTACCTCAGGTGTAGGCAGCCCAGGCTCGCTGGAGAGCCGGGACAGGAACTCAATCCGCCTCGCCAACTCCCGTGTCCAGCCTATCAGGTACCCTTGCTGCATATGCTTAATCAGCAGCCCGTGAACCTTCTGTAGGCGCTCTGTCAAGACACCGACCCTGTCCTCATCAGGTACTGCTTTCACTGTCTGGTAGCAATCTTCACACACAACCTTGTCCCCTAGTGCTCTACCGGCCCAGGAGTCACAATAGTAGCAGCCCATGTTCTTATCCTTATGCGGGTGCCCGCCCACGCTTTTCCCGCAGCACCCTTAGGTGTTCGTCATGCTGACCTGACGATGGCCTGAACCGTGGTGGTTCCGTGGGCGGGCGGTGACTTACTTGATGCTGCAGTCTAGCCTGTTGAGTGCAGCAAACGTGTCCTTGAGGTTGCCTACTTTGACGTCCCTCCAGAGCCCCATTCGAATCTGCTCCCACTTGTCTTCAGGGCTGTGAAGAGAGGACAACTGAACCACCGGGTACCTGATCTGAACGACCAGGTGCCCGAACAGTCCGCGACGTAGACGAATCTCGGGTTCGCCCATCTCCTTGGTGGGCAGGATCGGGGCCACCATCAGGGTTGCTCCATCGCAGACCAGACCACGGGCACCTGCAGAGCAAGTTCGTCGCTGATCGACTGGGCAATCAACCGGTGTTCCTTCTGGGTTTCAGGCTGCGTGCGGAGCTGGCAGTAGTGCATCCATGAGCGCAGGGTCCCACTCATGTACATGCGACTGGGTGTCAAGCCCTCTGGCAGCACGGCCCGGGCCTGTTCCTTGGCCACACCCATCTCGAGAGCCTGTTGGTACGCTGCCAGCGCAACGCCGCTGGCCTTCGCCTGAAGCTGAGCCCACAGGCCATGCTTGGACTGATCGTCCGTGGTCAGGCTGTTCTGGCGGTTCTTCGTGTCCTGTAGGCGACATTCGCGCAATTGCGCGGCAGGCAGCAAGGACACATCAGCGTACCGCTGACTGAACTCCTGGAACGAGAACGAGCGGTGTCTCAGGATCTGCCGAGCGATGTCGCGTGTGGTCTCGATCTCGAACACTGCGCTAGCCATCTCGAAGGGGGACCAATGTTGGTGCTTAACCATGTACCGAAGCAGGCCCTCCACATTCTCGTTGTCCTGGTTCTGTGGGTTAGACACCCGAGCAATGTAGCCGAGCAGCTTCTCGGCGTCGGGTGTAATCCAGATTAGTTTTACGCTCATTGAACACTCCTCCAGGACTCACCGGAGACAGCCCTATGTGCTGTCATAGTCGACACACCGAACCTTTTAGCAAGCTTAGCGTAGGGTGTCTTCTCCGTCTCTCTGACAAGTCTCATCAGCTTTACATCTTCGTCCGAAAGTTTTCTCGATCTTTCAACAAGGAGGTGGGCATGTTTTTTAGCCCTACTAGACTTGACCTCTGCTGGAATGTCAGCTCTATTCTGCACGTAAGTACCCGGGCAGAGGTTATCAAACCTGTTGTCTGTCTTAACGTCGTTAAGGTGCCGGACCACCTCAGCAGCCAGAGCTGCTTCCCCATAGAAACAGTAAGCCACGAACCTGTGGACCAGGACAGATTTTCTGCCCGCCCTAGGGCCAACCGCGGGCTTGAATGTTAAGTACCCTGTACTGTTGGGCCGGCCCGTTAGAGTATTGCCAAACGGGGTCTGCACTGTTCCGTTTTGGTTGGCCCTATACCCCGCTTTGTATGCAAGGATTATTGCGTTGTCTGAAAGACTAAGCCTTCTTTCGTCGCCCATGTGCATGATGTACTCACACGAAATGTCTTCCTTGATCATTTACTATCCTCCAAGCGCATCTCAAGGTTAGCGATAGCCACCGCAACCTGAGCCATGTCTCCGGCCAGCTCTTTGGCCATAGCTTTGATACTCTCTGCAGTTTCAAGGATGTTGTCTCGCTCTTCCTGATCAAGCTCCAGGAGGCTACCCTTGATCATCAGCAGCATTGCTCTCGCTTGATTCTTCTCTTCACTCATTTCAAATCCTCAGGATAAAAATAAACATCTACGCCAGCTTCCGACAACATCTCGAAGGCAATCTTCTCATCTTCACTCCAGTCAAACCGGAGCTCACCTGTACCAGGGTGCCTGATCTCCGGGGCTATTACACGTTTGACGCCAGCTTGAATCAGCATGCCCGCGCAGATTGCACAGGGGTGCAACGAGGTGAGGATCAGTGTCGTGCCCTCGAGTACCGGGCGTGCGGCCTGGGCGATGACGTTCATCTCTGCGTGGACCGTCCAACGATACTTAGCCGGTCTTTCGTGCCTCTCCCCCCGGAGGTCATCAACCCCCCGGGGGAAACCGTTATAGCCAGACCCCTTGATGACCATAGCGTCATCAAGGGCCACAGCCCCCACCTTAGTGCTTCGGTCCTTGCTCCGGCCCTGGGCCGCCTTGGCGTCGGGGAGAAACTTCAACATCTTGTCCATGTTCATTGCAGCATCGCCCCTTCTTCCATATCGTCCTCATCTCGAATGGCGCCGACCTGATACAGCAAGTCTCCCAGCATCTCGAAGACCTGCACGGCGGCAGGGATGGCGAGAATGGCCGTGTCCCCATCGTTGACCTTGATGGCAATAGCGGGCCCCTCGTGCCCGTCCACCGCCACAATACCCATCATCACACCCTTCATTCTTCCACCTTCTCGGCTACAACGGTTGACAGCCCAGCCACGATCACCAACAGCTCCTCCGGCGTAAGGAGGTACTCCACCGTTAGCTTAACCAAGTCTCCAGCCTTGGCTCCGAGCTGAATATCTGTGGCTCTCCGGGTGCTGATCCCTATTGAGTCGACAGCCGCGGCCAGTTTACTGGAGTTGACTACTGAAAAAGAAGACACGACATTACCTCACAAAGTGATTAGGTTGTTGGCAAAGCTTTCACTGACATCTGAATGCGTCACCAGGAGCACCTGACTAAAGCCGGAAGCTGCAATGTAACCGAGCATCGCAGCTTCGCGTGATGCGTCACAACTGGCGGACGGCTCATCGAGGACGATGAACTGGCACCCTGGAACAAAGGTCTTAGTGAGTGCACAACGTATAGCAAGGCCAAGAAGATCAAGAGTGCTCCCACTGAGAGAGTCAACGCTTCTGCCGTTAACCGTAAAGCCGTCTTTTTCCTTAGAGACAATTGAGTTCTCCCCCCTCATCTGGCTGAACACCGTGCTCACACTAGCCAGCACCATGGACCAGAGCTTGTTGCCGATCACCGGCCTGGCTGCCCGGATCTTCTTGACCAGGGCGTTGTTGAACTCCAGCGCGCTGATCTCCTGCTTGGTGCTTTCGATCTGCTTCTCGAGCTGGGCTCGCTTCTCGAGCGCGGCGGTGTGCATGGCGACAGCGAACTGGAATTCGGCCTTCGCCCCGTCGATGCTTCGCTGCAGGTCCATGATGGCACCCCGGGCCTCAGCCAGGGTCCCTTCACCCTCCTTCAACCCGGCCTCGGCCTGGGCCAACGCCCCATCGGAGACGGGGCACAGGCCCCGAAGCTCGTGGACGAGCTTGAGTCGGTCGTCCTCAAGGTCGTGGATCTGGCAGTTGAGCATCTCCAGCTTAGTGTTGGCCTTCAGGATGGCATCATTGTACCGCTTCGCGTCGGCGAGCATGCCGGCGTAGTCGGGCTCGGCGCCGGCCTCGGGCGGGGGCAGCCCCTGCCACATGAACAGCGCCGGCAGCACGCTCTCGTCCCTCTCCAGGTACTGCTCGATGCCCCGGACGCCACGCAGGATCTCGTCCTCGACCCGGAACAGGGCCTGCACGTTCTCCAGGCCCCGCTCCGCGGCCTCCTTGCTCTCCAGAGCCTCGACTCGGCGTTGCCCCTCGCTCAGGATCGCAGCCTCGAGCTCAGCGTTGAGCTTGGCCACCTCTGGGAACTGGCTCACGTCCTGGCCGCAGAAGCCGCACGTACTGCTATTGATGAGCTTGGCCTGGGCCACCTTGATGTTTGTCTGGGCCTGCCGCACCGTCTCGTCGGCATGCTTGATGTCGGCCTGGAAGCGGCTGATCTCGGCGTTCATCGCCTCGCGGCTGTGCCGCTCGGGTGTGGGCAGCTTCTGGAACTGTGCCCACGCGCGGCGCCGCGCCCAGAGGTCCTGGTATTGGCGCAGGCCTTCTTCCAGGGCTGCCGTCTCCCGGGGCTCGAGCGTTGCCTGCCCCTCAACACCGGTGCGCTCGGCGCCCAGGTCGTTGAGCCTGCCCTCGACCTTGGCCAGGTTGGCCTCCAGCGTGGCGCGGTGGGACCGTGCGTGCTTCATCTTGGCCACCGCGTCCCGTGCGCCGGCCAACTTCTCGACCAGGGTCGCCTCAGCCTCCTTGGCCGCGGCTAAGGAGTTGCTCAGCGCCAGGACGTTGGCCTCATGCGCCGCGGCGTCGGGCTGCGCAGGCGTGGTGAGCCCCTCGAGCTCGGAGGTCAGGCGCTGCAACCGGTCGGCCTGCACCGTCGCGGCGCCGAGCGGCAGCTTGTGCTGTGCGGCGTCGATGATGCGGTCAAAGAGATCGAACTCGCCCAGGTCCTCGATGAGCTGCGCGGTGGCCTTCGGGCCGTTGGTCAGCACGCCCCTCAGGCCCATCTGGTTTGAGAGCATGAGGTTGGCCGCGGTGTTGGCGTCGGCCCCCACCAACTTCTCACAGAACGCGGTGACCTCCGACTGACCCGTGACGAAGACCTGGCCCATGGCCAGGACCTCAGCCCCGGCCTTGCTGCGGGTGATGACATAGTCGCCGTACTCGACCTCGACCTTGAGCGCCTTGACGGGCTGGCCCCAGGTCACTGTGTTGTCCAGCCCGTCCCGCAGCACACGGCTACCGAACAGGGCGTAGGAGATGGCCTCAAGAATGGTCGTCTTGCCCCCTTCGTTAGCGGCACGGATAACGTTTAGGCCCTCGGTAAAAGGTACTGTGAGGTCAGTGTGCTTACGAAAATTCTGCAGCTTTACTTTCTTCAACATAAATCCTCCTGTCTATCTGGCGTGCCGCTTCCCTGAGTTGCGCTTTCAGGAACGACAAGGTTCGTTTTCTGGGGTCAGGGTCATTGACTAGGGCCACCCACGAAATAGCGGTGGTGACGCCCCTGTGTCGTCTGGACAGCGTATGCAGCAGGCCCTGTGGTGTTGTTCTTATGTGCCAGGAGTATCGCCGGCCAGCGACTCGGATCATTCCAGCATTTCCATGAGTGCTTCATTGAGGGCAGCCCTGAATTCGACCATGATGTCGTTCCGGCCCCATCCTGTCTTAGCCTGGAGGCGGGCCATGAACTTCTCTTCAAGAAGCGTGGCGAATTTCTTGATCATGACAGTAGCTCCTTCACAACTTTGCCCTCTTCCTCGGACAACTCCTCGAGCAGTGCATCGAGCACGTTGAAGGCCGTGATCTGCTCAAGGCTCATCTCGGCCAACTCATCAAACGCGGCCACGCCCTCGACCTTGACTGCGTTGGTCACGACGTAGGCCTCAGACTTGGCCCGGAACCGGGCCACAGCATCGACCACTTCTGCGGCTTCCTCCGCAGTCGCCGTACCCTCTACACGGATGAACTGGTAGCCGGGGTCAGTGTCGAGGTTGCGCCAGTCAACGCGTGTGAAGACTTCGTTGATGTGAACCATGGGCTCTAGCTCATAGTCCGGCCCGTCAAAGTAAGCTGCAAACTTAGCGTCGCAACCGAGGCAGTCAGACACACTCGATGGCACACCGTTTCCTAGTATCAGCACCCGACGCTGCTCAAGGGCTCTGTACTGGTGTTCATGCCCAAGGGTTAGAACGTTGCCACGTTTTAACAGGGGGTCAGCCATTTCCTGCGTAAGGTTCAAGGCGTGTTGGCTATCAGCAGCAAAGTTATTGTCATAGTTTGCATGGAACACAATAACGCTATTTTCAACGTCGCTCAGTTTCTCTACTTCAATCTTCAGTAGATCGTTGTTAGGGAGGTGGGGGACTAAGACAAACTGTCGCCAGCGGGTAACTTCACGGGCGACAGTAAGTGTGGCGGGGAACTGATGCTCCAGGATGCCCATCAGTAGGTCAAACGAGCTGACCTGCGTCGCCCTTGGGTGATGATCATGGTTACCACGCACTACAGCAAGCTCTTGCCCAGTGGTCAGAAAAGACTGAAGCACCCGGTAGACACTGAACAGTGCCGCAGAGTCAATCGTGAACTGGTCCAGAAGATCCCCCATGATCAGGTGAGGAAAGTTTGGGTCAAGGGCTTCCTTTAGGTTATTAAGCATGTATGTGCCAAGCGCATCGTTAGAGGCTGGAGTAGCTCCCGCCGTTCGCTTGGCGCCGATGTGCCAATCAGTTGTTACTTTGACTCTCATGCCAGTCTCCTAGACGGGGTGGTTACGGCTTTTTCTACATCCCACATGTACTTTGTTAACCTTGCGTAAAGGGTGGGGTATGAAACTGCGGCTATGTCTGCTAGGTCGGCTATAGTCTTTTTCTCGCCCCTAAACAGAAATAGAACATTTACTCTTGTGTTTCGGAGGTTAGCCCTCCTTGTTACCCACCTACAGTTACCCTTAAAGTAACCTAGTGAGTTGTCTATGCGGTCAATCTCAGTCCCTGGCGGCCTTTCACCCATTTCTGAAACAAAGAAATCGTAGTCTAGCCAGGCGGGATCAAGTGTTATTCCTGCTCCTCCATACCTCTCGTAAGCTTCATGTTCTGGGTTAGTACACCTAGCAACCATGGCCTTGTGGGTATTCCTGGTTGGGCCATGAAACCGCCCCGACCCTTTCCTTGAAGTTTTGGGTTGACAGGAGCATAATGCCTGTCTACCAGCCCGAAGCAAGGAGGCTCTCATCACCCTCTGCTCCCCACAGACATGCTGCCACAGGAACTCATGACCCTTGGCCCCTCTACCCACAAACTCAAGGCACGTCCAGCCAGATACCGAGTCACCTGGTTTACACGATATAGGCTCCTTGGGCAGCTTCTTCAGGCACCCACAAGACTTAACTCTTCCTGAGGCCAGGAGGCTCCCGTTAACCGTGGTGTAGCCCCCGCATGTGCAGGCACACGTCCAGAACGTGTACTTATTTACGTACTCGAGGGACACCACAGTGAGTCTGCCGAATGTTCTCCCTGCCAGGTCTAAGCGCCTTGCCATCGTTCGTTAGGTCCATGTAAGCGGCCCCAGCGCTGTGCTGGGGCCTACAGGTTTCACTTTAGGCCTGGATAGGCCATGTGTCAACTTACCGCATGTTTCGCTTCCTCCACTCCTCGAGCACAGACAGCCAGATGAGCGCACCGAGACCCAAAGCGGCGAAAGAAACGGCCAACAGGGCAACACCAAAAAGCCACTCCATCACATGTCCTCCTCGGCACGGAACCCCAGGAACACAGGGAATCGGGGGAGATCCTTGACCCCGATCTCGAAGTGCTTGATCTTCGCCATACGACCAATAAGAGGTACGCCTGACGGGTACACAGTTGCTACAGACGCAGGCTTCCAGCATTGGTCACTTTCATCCCAGTGCTTGGGCACGAGGTAGGACACCTGGCTCCCTATCGCGTCTGCCCAAATCTGGGCGCGCTGATTCTCGGAGAAACCAGTACCACAGCGGAAGGGGCCGGCGTCGTGCTTGAGGACAAGGGCACCGAGAGTCCCCATAGGGACCATGCCAGCTTTGTGACTTGACCGCTCTGTGTATCCAAGCTCATTGGTAGTGGCGACGTTCCCATTGTGCATGCGCTCCTCGAACCCGATGACTTCGTACTCATGGTCGGCAAATCGCTTCAGTTTCCAGAGGATGCCCTCCCTCATCGTGGCACGACCATACTTGTAGACGCCATAAATACTGCGGCCCATCACGCCCTCGTAGCCGGCCTCCAGCCAGTGGGCCTCTACCTCGAGCAGTCCGGCAAGGTCGTGGACCTTGACCTGAGGGACGAGCGCAACCTTGTGTAACGCGAAGGCTTTTGGCGGGCAACAAAGCACCTCAAGGTTCTTGTACCGGGTGTCGAACGTTATGTACTGCAGGTCCCACCGGTCGAACACGTGGTAGGTGAAGTCGGGCTCCCCTGCCTTACTCATCACGGCGCTGTTGGTCGTGCGGTACACGTCCGGGGCATTGGCGGGGCCCACGATGATCTCCCCGTCCAGGCCATCGTAGATGCCTGATGCGAAGATGGACTGGATGTATCGGTTCGGTAGCTCCTTCATGGAGCGGGTCATCGCTTTCCCGTTCATGCCAAGGACCCTGATCCCGTCCAGCTTCGGGGATACGTAGCAGGGGAACTTGACCTTCTCAAGGTCAACGGTGGCCGCAAGGAGGGGCCGGAAGTCTTCACTGATCATTGTTCTTCTCCTCACAGGTGGGCAGATAGCGCCAGCTCAGCGCTCGGGAAAGTCGGGAACGGGCGCAGGTCCCAGGACGGCCGACCAAGCTCAAGGTCCTTGGCAAGGAAGCAGCGCCACACGCCCTCGAGGTAGTGGTTCACGACGATGACGCCGCGTACCCCCGCCGCATCAAACTTGTGCATGGTGGCGAGCTGTCGCACCTTGTCCTTGGGCAGCCGGTAGGCATGGCTCAGGGCCTTGGCCTCCAGGAGGATGCCCTTCTTGCCGTTGGCCACCAGGTAGTCGGAGGGCTGGGCCGCGATCACGCGCCCCGCTGCCTTCGAGTCCGGGAACCTGTGCCAGGCGAAGTCAGCGCGACGCGTGTTCTCTTGGTCAAGGAGGCTTTCCACGAGGAGCTCTGTTTCGCACCCAACAACCTCGGGCTTCAAGGACTGCCACCACTCTTTTGAGTACTTTTTCATTGTTGCTCTTCTCCATTTATGACACTAAGCGACTTCTGCAACTTCACCACTGAAGATCTTCACCAGGATCTCCTTGATGTTCTCCTCGATGTACCAGTCCCCGGCCTCGTACTGTTTACCGAAGTTGGGACCAAGGCTGATGGAGCCCAGGAACGGGACGGGGAGGTCCCCATAAGGCTCGACCATGGCGTCGTGGAAGATCTTGATGACTTCCAGTGCGTGGTCACGATGAACAGAGAACACCAGTTCGTCGTGGATCGGGGCAAAGAACACCACGTCGTACTTCCACAACACACCTGAACGCCACACCCGAGCCATCGCCAGCTTCGTCTGCTCCGCAGAGCTCCCCTGGATCTTGAAGTTCGGGCCCTGTCGAAGTGCTTTCTCGATGTCCCACTTGTTGTCCGAGAGAAGCGCCTCGCGCAGGTGGCGGCGGGCCCCCATGCACGTGGTGACGTACCCAAGGTTCGACGTCTCGGCCTTAACCTCCTCCTTCCACTCCTCGAACCGCGGGAACATGGCGAACTTGGCCTCGAGGAACGCCTGGGCGTCAGCCACCGGGATGATCAGCGTTTCGGCCAGCTTCGGCGCCTGGGCGTCGTACTGCGCACCGAAGTTCACGTTCTTCGCGTTCTTGCGAAGGTCATCGGCCATCTTGGCCACCACTTCGTCTTCCTTGCACTTGCGCAGGCGCAGGAACAGGTCGTACTCGGCGTCACCGGGCTTCCCGAAACGCTCAATCATCTCAGCGAGGACGGTCTTGCCCCACTTCTTCTCCATGGCGCCGGCCGCGGTCATGGAGTGCATGTCCTTGAGGTTATCACCGACGAAGCAGGCAAGCATGTTGGGGTCTAGCGACTGCCCGGCGCCCTGGCGCAACTCCTGGCCAGAGAAGTCGATCGATACCATGACCGCATCTTTGTGGTGCGGCAGGAAGCACTCCCGGAACTTTACCCCCTCCCCCTTCTTGGGAAGCTGTGCAAGGTTCGGGTCGCTAGGAGCGAACCGGCGAGTAACGGTACGGGACTGGCCAGCCTGTCCGTGCACCTTGTTGTCTTTCCAGTGCCTGATCGTCTTGTAGGTGTTGTAGAACAGGCTTTGCCGCGTCGAGCACTTCTTCATCTTCTGGAAGGCGTGCAGGATCGGGCACCCGGGTCGGTCCATGGCCAGGGCGAAGTCGACGGCGGTGTCGTCGGTCTTGGCCTTGAGCTTGAGGAGCTGCATCTCCTCGTCGGTGATCGGCGGCTCCGTCTCCGAGCCTGCCCAGATCTTCTTGTGGCGGGACACCGCGGCGTACATCTCACGGTTCTCGGTGCGCTCCTTCGGCGTGCAGTTGTTCACGATCCGCACAGGCAGGCCGAGCATGTCGTAGAGGAACGCCTTCATCTGCTTCGGGCTGCCAACGTCGAAGATCGGCTCACCCTCGAACCGGGCGGCGACGAGCTTGTTGATCGACTCCAGGTCTCCTGCCTCGATCAGGCCGGCGAGCATCTCGGCGTCCGGGTGGTCCATCTCAGCCACCAGTTTGGCGATCTTGCTCACCGTCCGCATCTGGGTCTTAAGCTCGAGGCCGAGCGTGATCTTGGTGATCTCCTTGATGCCTGCAGGAGTCAGCTCCGAGAACCCCGGGCACACCGTGCCTTCCCACCCGTGCTCGATCAGGGCCTCGCGCACCACGGCCCACGCCTTCGCGTAGGTTTCGTGGTCCTCGCGCTCCAGCTCCAGCATACGCTCGAGCGAGAACTTGGTCCCCTGCACATAAGCCAGTGCGCCGACGTACGCCGGCAACTGCTCCACCTCAAGGAACACGTCCCAGGTGTGCTCCATCTCCATGATGGTACGGAAGAACCGGTAGAGCGCTGCGGTGCAGATCGTGTCATCGGCGCCGTAGGAGAGCACGTGCTCCGCAGTCAGCTCGCGCATCTTGTACTGGACGGTGTCGATCAAGCGCACAGCGAGCTGCTCGACCTCGACCGTGTTGCCGTCTTCGTCTTCCTGAAGCACAGGAACCATGACATGGTTGCCGTACTCATCAACGATGAACTCCTCCACTGTCTTGATGATCTTGCCCCCTTCCGGCAGCGTCCCTCGCTCACCCGTCATCGTGGTCACATGCTCGTAGTTCTCCTGCTCATACCCTAGGTACAGCTTGGAGTTCGCCTTCAGACCTTGGCTCTGGTTCTCATCGACATAGGAGCTGCAGACCGCGTTGTCGATCACGTTGGGGATGAAGCCGTGCCAGCCGTTGTCGCGCTGCTGGTCAGCCCACTCCATCGCAAGGATGGGGAGCTCGAACGCGGCGTTATGCACGACCACGAACTTGTTGCTCGGAATTGAGGCGACGAGTTGGCGCACCTGCTCAGAGGTGCAGTTGGGCGTGTCGCGGTGATCCACCGACAGGTAATAGGTGTACTGGCTGTTCGGCCCGAAGGTCAGGCCCATGCCTGTGAGTTCAGAGCCAAGCACGTCGACTTTCTTCTCCGCATCACGGGCAGCAAGCCACTCGTCGCTCTCGTCCGGGGTCGAGGTCTCGATGTCAAGGGAGAAGAAAGGGGTGCCCCGGACTTGCTTCTCGAAGAAGGCCAGGGCCTGGTCGTAGGTCTCCGCGGTGATGAGGCGAACCTGCTGGCCCCACTTCTTGAGCCGGTAGTCGGTCGCTGGCTTGACCATCCCGGGGTGCCACTGCAGGGGCACACGGAGCAGATTCACCCAGTCGGGGCGCAGCTTGGCAAGCTGGTAGCTGGTGTAGACGAGGTCCAGGTTGTTGAGCACGAGCTGGAACGGCGGGAAGTCCGCGACATCGTCCTTCAACTCGTCCAGGTTGCGCGTCTCCATCCAGCCGTCTAGCACGGGAAGCGCGGAGCCGTAGCGCTCGAGCAGCGCCTCCCACTTCTTGGGGCCGAACTTGGGGCAGCCCGGGTACTCGTTCCCGTCCCCGACCAGCGCCTTCATCACGCGGATGTAGGTGGGGTCGAAGTCGCCGTATGGGTTGCTGGCCACCAGGGTGCCGCTCTTCCAGAGCATGACGTCAGGCAGGGCCAGGAGTTGAGCCAAGTCGCCGTCCGTCGAGTAGATGATCTTCTCACCACCCAGATGCTCAGCGAGGTAGGCGATGACATCGTCGCCCTCGGTGTGGGGCTGCGTGACCCAGGTGGCGCCGAGGTTGCCGAACAGGGTCAGAATCTCGTCCTTCGCTTTCTGGAAGTTCTCCTTCAGGAGTGGGTGGCGCTCCTCACGATCCTGCTTGTAAGGCTTATACATGGCCTGACGCCGCGCCTTGGAGTTGCCAGTTTCCACCACGAAGATGATGTCGGATGGCACGAGGCTGAGTGTCTCGAGGCAGGTCACCAGGTTGTTGATGGCACAGTCTACGCCCCACTGCGCTGAGTTGATGTAGATCTCTTTGCCATTGTGCTGGATCTTTCTCCCGTTCTCCCCGTCCTTGCCCACAAGCAATGACGTCCAAAGAAGGTTGGAGAAGTCCACGATTAGTCTTTTCATTGTATGTGGTCCAAGATAAATTTAATGGAGTACGTCACAACGTACCCCATAGCGACTAACAGCACCAAGCTCTTGACGTAACGCATGATTAGCGCCTGACAGCTAACCAACGAGAGCCTAGGAAAGCCACGCACTTCTTCCACTTGCGGATGTGGGCCTGCCGCATCTCCTCGGAGATGAAGCCGGTGTCCGGGAAAAGGCGCTCAGCCATCGCATCAATATCGTGCATAGTTCTTCTCCTTCTTCTCTTTGATTGACTGACAGGAAAAGCAACGAACCTTACCCATGGCAAGGCGTTGCTCCTCGATGTCTTCTCCGCAGTCAACACACTCTTCTGTTTCCCACGCCCCGCTTTCATCCTGCTTCTGCTCAGGTGCAGCCAGGAGGCTGTAGTGCTTCACAGCCTCCTGGTTAGCCAGGTCAGCGATGTAGTTGGCGCGGTCGATCTCGTCGCTGAACTGGTTCTCGCTCACTTAATAGTCTCCCAAAGTCGGTCAACCTTGTGATGCAGTTCCTCGACGGACCCACTATTGCTGAGGTGCATGTCTCCGAACCGAAACTCGATGCCGGCCTCGCTCACGTGAGTGGCGCTGTCGCCGTCCAACCCAACGCCTGGTCGCACGATGTGGATGATGGTTCCACCAAGGTGCCTGATGGCCTCCGCTTCAACGTCGAACCTGACGTCAGGGACAACAACATGGTCCGTGTCTTGAACAACGGAGTAGCTCAGGAACCAGCGCTTGAGCCAGATGTCGTCCCCGAACACAGGCTTGGTGGCTTCAGTACCCAGGAGCTGAAGCATGCGTCGGGGGGTCATGCCCCAGTAATCAACGACTGTTTCTTTAAGTTCCCGGTCAATAAAGTTGACCGGCCCCAGGCCGAAAATACTTGTGGCAGCAGACCTCAGGGCATCAGCGAAAGCGATCTTGATCGCCCCCTCTTTCTCCCAAAGGTAATCTGCAACAGTGTCTTTTCCAGCCCCTGCCTTGCCGGCGAGACCAATAAGTTTTTTTGACATACTTATTCTCTTTAGAAGCGCTAGTTGAACAATGACCGCCAGATCCGGCTGCGTTGATTTTGGTCTGGCTCCAAAACTCGACTTTCGAGTTTACCGAATATCTGCTCGAACCGAGAGGTTGTTAGCTTCTTCGGGACCATCTTTTTGTACAGCTCCCCCACGGGGTCGATGGATGTGTAGATGATCTCCCCGAGGAGGTCTATGCCTGCCTCGTCGTTTGGAAACTTCACCCACCTGGCCATTGTTGACCACGGCGAAGACCTGTAGGCCCTCAACATCTCCAGGGCGCGCACTGCTTCGGGCTTCTCCAGTACCTGGGCACGTTTGTACAGCGCAACGAACCCTCGTTCTCGGCAGGAAGTCTCCACGGGGGTCATGGCCGCAGCAAGGTCTATCTCCAGGTCTGTGTTGACGTTGTACCCATAGACCTTGGTGCCATCTATGCCATACGTGTACTCGCCCATCACCACCATCCGATTAGCCTCGGCGTCGAACTCCAGTTCGCTGCCGTCCTGCGCTCCGGCCAGAAACATGAGCCGTGTTAAATCCCTGCCAATGAAAAGCCTGGTGGACGCCCCCAACTCAGATACTGGGTCAGCCTCAAATTCACCCCTGAGACTCAACACCAGGTTGTCAAACGCCCGAGCTAGGGCACAGCTACTCTGTACCCCCGGGGGGAGCGCAAGTGCGGGGAGCTTCACCCCGCCGTACTCTTCGTTAGTGAGAAGACTTGGTGGGGTGAACCTGATAGCCTTGGGAAGGCCCTTGGGGTAGGTCCACCCATCGAGGTCAATACGCAGGGTCTTTAGAACCCTATTCACCTCAGGGGGCAATCTCATTTGAGCGCCTCCCGTACTGCAGAGTCTTCGGCCTCCGTATTCCTGTTGTTGGCGTGCTCTGTGTTAAACCTCAGGTCAGGGTATCGGGCCTCGAGCTTCTTGATGTTGGCCTCAAGTACTTCTTCCCAGGTGATCCCCATCACTACCATGATAAGGTTCATATACCAGGCGCAATCCCCCATCTCCTTGATCAGGACACTTCTGTCAAACTCCTTATCGTGGAAGAGGACCTTCTTCATGTAGTCGACTACTTCACCGGTCTCACCAGCGAGGCCCAGGAGCCCATTCATGAGCGTGTCTTTGGTGCCCGCGGTACGCATAGCGAGGGCAGAATAGGTATTGATGTCCATGTTGCTCTTCTTTTAGTGTGGGCAAGGAAAAGCCCCTGGTTTCTACCAGGGGCTTTCTTCATGCAGGGAGAGGGCCTGGATCAGGCATTCTCGGCAAGCCAAAGTTCGATGGCCTTACGGGCGGGGCCGCGGCCGGCGTTCTGCTTCGTCTTCTTCTCCTGCTCACCCTTCTCGTTCAGCTTCGGGGTGCCGTCTTCGTTGAAGACCAGCTCCGGCGCCGGGATCGGGAAGTGGGTGTCGATGAACGCTTCGATCTTGGCCTTATGCTGGATGCCAGCTTCGTGGCGGGCAGCGTCCTGCTCCGACTCGAACACTTCACCATCGGAGGTCTTGAAAACTTGCATTGCCTGAACCATGGTATTTCCTTGCGCGGGGTATTTATGGAGTTCCTGTGCTGCCCGCTATTTCAGCATCAGGATTACTTGAAACCGAGGTTACCGAGGCTCGCCCTGAGGTCAGGGTCGAGGTTGTCCAACTTGAGAAGCCAGGTTACGTAGCTCGGGGGAAGATCCTTGAGCGGCGTCCCCTTGTGCTTGCCGAACGTCATCTTGGTCATCTGGATCGGCGTGTTTGCCGCCTCGAACAGATCCCAGAGGGTGTAACCGAAGTCCTCCGTCATCTTTCCGAGAAAAGACATGAGAATGATCATGTCCCCGTCCGCAGAGTGGAAGCGATCTTTGTCGACGTCCAACTCTAGGGCATATACTAGCGTAGCCAACTTATGGTTGTCAACATCCGGGTATAGCTTACGCGCAAGTCGCAGCGTGCACATCTGCGGCGTGGCGTCCGGGAGGTAGGGCCCGAGGTAGCGAAAATCGAAGGGGGAGTTGTGGGCTGTGAAGATGGCATCGACGCTGCCCAGCTTGTTGCCCAGGACATCGTAGAAATACTCGTCGGCGGTTGGGGCGCTCTCAACGTCTTTCATCGTGATCCCGTGAACGGCGCTGGCGCCTGCTGGGATAGGGCGCTCTGGGTTGATCAGGCTGTGGCCCTCGTCAAGGATCTTGAAGTCCTCGTTCATCAGGAGCCATGCCACTTCAACCATTCGGTCAGAAGGGCTGACCCCGGTCGTCTCACAATCCGCCAAAAAGTACTGTGCCATTTTGTAGTTCTTCTTGTTGTGTCAACTTGGCCTGCCCGGTAGGGATCGAACCTACGACCATCAGCTTAGAAGGCTGATGCTCTTCCAACTGAGCTACGGACAGAAAATTGGTGCTGGCAGCAGGACTCGAACCCGCGACCTTCGACTTACAAAGACGCTGCTCTACCATCTGAGCTATGCCAGCAGCGCCCGTCTTTCCGGGCCGTCACCACAACCCGCCGCGGCGAGCTTGTCATCCCATGTCCTTGGCAGGTGGTTCGCCAGTGGTATCCCGCATGGTAGGGGCTGCTTCAACCCGACGCAGGCTTTGCAGATCTTCCAGAGGGCTTTCGCCTTGTGCGTCTCTGAGTACTTGTATGTGGACACCTAACGATTTGTTCCGTCACGCGCTTAACTGTGACTCGCTGGTACCCACACGACTGACGGCTGACCCAACTTGCTGAAGGTTGGTGGTATTTCAGGTCCCTAACGTGTTTCGGGATTGCAGCCCCTACTTCCATCACTGGGTACGTTGCCTTCCCGTCTTACCGGGGGCGTATCAGCTTCAGCCGTCATGCGTGTGGGCCCTCGAGGCTATTTGGTACACGCCGCCTCGAGGCTCTGGGCGTGGGGGAGGCCTAATAGTGCAGTTGTCGTGGGGGGTCTGGGTGAAACTTAGACGCCTCGCCAAACATGGCAACATGCGCTACCTTGAAAGCCCCGTGGGCTTCGTCAGGAGTGTCGAACGTTCCGATGTACGTTCTTCTCCTGTTTACGTGTATGGCCGCAACGTAACGGCCAAAAGGCGTCTTCGTGACCCCCGGGAGGATTGGGTTACGCCTCCCATCTCCACCTGCGAGATTCTCCGTGCGGTTAACCAGACGTAGGTTCTCGATACGGCTGTTGCTTCTGTCCCCGTCTTTGTGGTCGATGTCCAAGTCCTTCGGGGGCAGCTCCCCGTGGTGGTAGAGCCAAACCAGGTGGTGAATCAGATACCTCCTACCGAAGATAGAGATTGACCTGTAACCCTCACCACCTTTACTCCCAGCCGACTGGCCTGCTTTAGCCCTGTGACTTGTAGGGGCCACCCAGATGAGGTGTCCTGACTCCTGGTCATATCTCATGTGGCTCCGCAGAGCCTCTTGGGTTAAAGCAGGCACAGATCAACCTCACTTGGCCACGTGGAAGCTAAAGTTACTGTACTTGTTGCTGCCCTTAGAGCGGGCAACCGCCTCGACCTCCACTACATCCGAGACGCTCTTCACGACACCCTTGGCCAGCAGCACGCCCTGGGTCTGGCAGAACGCGGCGAACTGGCCGGCAGAGGTCTGGGACAGCTGCACGACCACCATCTTGCGCTCCTCCTCCGGGATGTCGCCCTTCTTCTCCGTCCAGGTCAGCATCCCGAACAGGTCGATGTACATCGACTTGTTGGCCTTGTCGTAGGCGTGGGTTTCCTTCAGGTCCTGGAGGTACTCCTCCACCGTGACATCCTTACCGTAGACGGTCTGGTTGTCATAGGTGTTGGCCAGGTACTGCTTGGACTCCTCATAGCCCGGGTCCTTCGACTGCAGGCCGGGGCTGAGAATCCAGCGGTAGTTCCACGAGATGATCTCGACACGGCAACGGGTGCCGAGGCTATCGTTGCCGATGTAGCAGGCGCCCTGCTCAGCCTTGACACGCTCGACGGCCATGGACAGGCCGACGACGGTCTCGATGTCGAAAGCGTCTTGCTTGTCGGCGTAGATCGGGGGGAACTTCGCCGGGGCGCGGGCGGCGCCAACAGCAGTCGTCTGGGCGACGACGGGGACGGAGGCCTGAGCGACCTCGGGGGCGGGAACACCAACAGCGTGGGCTTCGGCGGTCATGGTGTCAACTTCCTCATCAGTTTCGAACGGGGGCAGGGTCTGGGTCTGGGTCTGGATTGCGTCTTTGAGTGCCATTTTGGTTTCCTCAGCGGATTAAAATCCCGGTTGCCCGGGTGAAGCTCGCAACTTCTGCGAGGGAAGCTCGCATGAGTCTGCGAGGGAAGCGAAGGGCTGCGTATGACTTATTTGTCTCTGCAGCCCCTCTACTTTTTGTGGGCCTCGGCCCTATGGCTGCACTGTAGTACTGGCCATATCGTCTGTCAACTTTTTCTTGTTCCTTACATCTCGAAAGGCTCGCACCCGTCCTCGGCCAAGGTGTCGCAGTTGAACCTGAACAGGGGTTCGAAGGGGTTGCGGTAGATAGGCGAGTCCTCACAGGTTCTTGTGATGAGGCCGTTGTACCGCTCCATCGCTGCAATGAAGGCCTTATCAGTGTCGAAGAGCACCTCCTGCTTGAGGCTCAACTGATACCGGACATACTTGGCGTACGCGGGCCGCAGCTTGAGGTCCAGCACCATGCCGTCCGTCACGTAGTCGACGCCCTTCACAATCTGGTACTGAGCGTCCGTGTTGCGTGTAAGGTGGCCCATGACGTCAAGGACCTTGGCTGCCTCCGAGATGACCTTCTGGGTGCTGGTCAGCGCTGACTCGATCACCGCCTCTTTCATGGCCTCAATGTTGTCGGCGTACCTGTCACCGAACACCTCGGAGAGGGTGATGCCCATGAAGTCAAGTCCGGTCAGAACGACGCTGTAGTTGTGCCAGGGGCGGTTCTGGTCCTCATAGACGCGACGGCTCACGCGGGACTTGAACAGGTCTCGGTACTTGGCCACCGAGTCGCGCACGAGGTCGGGCTTGATCGCCAGGGCCGCGTCGATCATGGAGCGCCCGAGCCATGAGATGGGCCCACCCTGTCGCCTCGCGTAGCAGTACTCGAACTCGTCGCTGCGCCCGTCCCTGTCCTCTTTGCTGAGCGGCGTGGAGACGCAGCGCTCCAGGATGGCGGACTGTGACTCGAGGGCCTCGCCAATGAACATGATCGGGGCGACGTTGTCGTAGCCGTTGACAACGGTCCCGCCACCGGCCACGTCCCGGTTCACCGAACCGCGCTCCAGGCGCTCCCCGTTGTAGTTGGTCCGCAGCAGGTTCTGCACCTGGTCCAGTTGAAACTTGGCCATCTGTCGCGGCTTGAGCTCTTCGAAGATGACAGGCAGGCTCGCGCTCTGCGTCACCGCCGCCACCATCGGAAAGAACGTGTTGCCCGCTGCCGAGATCTTCTTCGGCATTTTCAGGTGGTAGTGCATGTGGGAGAACAGCTCGACCGTCTGCGTCTTGCCGGCGCCAGCCTGGCCCCACACCTGCAGCAGCGGGAACGCTTTCCAGTGGAAGCGGACCAGCTGGGTCAAGAACGCCGCCGAGAACCAGCCAGCGATCTTGCCGATGTTCACGGGGGTGTTGATGCGCCACAACTTGTCGAAGAACTCCCGTGTCTCAGGGGTGTCCTCAAGTCGGGGGGCTGACAGGATGTCGGTTCGGAACGCCCCCATCTCATCGTGCATGCCCCTAAACCTGTAGCGGCGCTCTTTTGGAGACAGGCACTGCTCAGCGCAGGCGAAGATGATGTCGATATCGTCTACCGTCTTTGCTCCTGGGTAGATGACGAGGTCTACCCCTTCCCTCGAAGTAACAATCATTTTCTTTGCCTTTGTATCAGTGCGGCGCCGGAAGGCCTCAAGCAGGTGACTGACAAGTAGGTCAGTGGCGTTCTGCCACGTTGCGAAACCGTTGACCCAATCGTTAAAAGAAGCCTTGGTCCTGAGGTTGCTCAAGGTTACGTAGGCTGGTCCGATCTCTTTGCCATGCAGGAAAGCAGTGAACTCGAAGCCCACGTGCTTGCCCTCCTTTGTGACAAGGCTGCATGGCTTGGAGATCCCGATGGGGCATATCCGCTTTGTGCCCTCCTCAGTAATGGCGAAGATCCCGTTGGGCCCGAACTCCACGAGCGCCCCGGACTCCCCGTCCTGCTTGGACTGCTGGTAGACGTCGGCGTCGTGGGTCTCGTCCTCAGCGCCAGTACCGCCCTCATCAGCCTGCGCTGTAGGCTCGTCCTCGACGTCAGGGGCCACGGCGCCGGCCCAGTCGAGGTCGGCGGTGTAGGTCCCCTTGGCGAACAGGCTCTTGACCCCGCCCAGGCTGAACTCATAACATGGATTTTCCCACTGATATCGGTACTGATTACGTAGTTCAGCCTCCCTCAGGCGTACTGACCCGTATCTGCTAGAGTCCCCTTGGTGGCTATCAATAAGCCCCCTAGCCTCCTCAACCATCTGGTCTTCAGTCTTACCCAGGGCAATGGCAAATGATGCCAGTTGCAGCGCGATCTGGTTCCACCCCACACCAGGACGCACGCCCTCGCCGGTCAGCAGCAGCTTGACGCTGTCCGGGAACTGGCCGGCGAACCGCGCCATCTGCTCGTGGTTGACCTTCTTCGACTTGCGGCGCTTGGCGCCGACCTCGACCCGCTCCTTGGCCAAGGCGTAGAGCAGCGAGAGCTTGGCGTTGGTGGAGGGCGGCGTGACGGGCAGCGGCGCCCGCGGCGCAGCGCAGATGGTCTTATATGACTCAGGGGTCGCGGAGAAAAACTCATCAACCGTGACCTGGACCTTGTACAGCCCATTACTACGCTTAACGTTAGGTGTGGACCAGAGTCTCCCGCGCTTCGCAGAAAAAACCCGGAGGTCTAGCGTGTCCACATACGTGGACATCGCTATCTCCTTAAAAATAGCGGGCAGGTTTGCTATACCTGCCGCGGGAATCTTGTGCGTGAAGCACAAGAGTGGGATTTCTATGTGACACCCGCGACTCCCTGTGAACCACAATCGAGCTTGGCTCAAATCAAAGTCGTGCTCGGACTGAAGCTTGGACAGATAGACACGAGCCTGTGTCAGAACTTCCTGGAGGTCTTCAGAGTCAAAGTCTGTATAGAACCCGTAAGGGGCGGAGTATTTTACAGCCGCTAACTCTTCAGCTGACAGAGTATCTGTAAAGCTATTGTCTACGTCTAGCACCGATACAAGGGCTGGGCGTACTTTTTCTACAATGTTTGTACGTTCTGAGGCCAGGGCGAGCTGCCACTGCCCCTTGGCTCGTTCTTGCTGATAAAAGAAGTACACGTTCGCCCTCTTATTCTTTTGGCGCGGTGGGTGCGAGGTCAAATCTTGCCACGGGCAATCCAGTCAGTCAGAGTCCGTCTATGTACTCCTAGCTTCCTGGCTAGTTGGGATACTGTTAGCTTCTCCCCTCCGTACTCTACGTAATGGCACGACCTTCGGTTGTTGTTCTGCTGTTCCGCCGTGCCCCACCTGCAATTATCAGGCGTATAGCCGAGGTTGTTGTCGATCCTGTCTATTGAGTACCCCGAACCAGGGCTGGGCCCCATGTCCGAATAGAACACCTCGAAAGACTCCTTCCACCTCTCACAAACAGTGATGCCACGGCCACCATAATCCTGGAAAGACTTGTGCTTTGGGTTTAGGCAACGCCTTAACATAGCCCTATAGGCCCTATACTCCCTGGAATTATACATCCCGTGTGTAACGTATTTAGGTTTTAATAGGTTCTCTCTATTGAGGCAGCCGCATGACTTCGTGGCGCCCTGCCGTACTGCGTAGAGCCTGCCAACCCACACACTTCCGCAATCACAAGAGGCGGTAACCGTGGGGAGCAGTACATCTCTGCCTCTCTGTTTAGAGTGAACCCTAACCCACTCGTCTCTTGGCTGAATGGCCAGGATTGTGAGCCTGCCATACTTTTTTCCTACTTCGTCGCTGTGCTCCGCATATTTGTGCGAGCAGCCACAGCTAGTTGTGTTGCCTGTCTTTAGCGCGTTCAGCTTTCCTCTCCAAACCCCACCACACTCACATCTCGCCTCGACTACCGGCCGCAAATACTTGGCGTTAGGCATAAAGGACCTCCACTCTGACGAGTGGAGAACCCCGGAGACAGTCAACTTTCCATAGCTTTTTCCGACCTCTGGGAGGTATCGCTCACTCTTGTCCACGCCGCCCTCCAGGATATTTTTGACTTTTCAGTCTACCTGACTAGGCGAGCTTCTGTCTACATCTTGGTTTAGCCTACAGGCCGAAGCTGTAGCTTAGTACATCCTGGGCTTTTGTCATCTTCCCTCAAGCGCCGCCCGTATGTCGTGACTCCCGCGGATCACAGTATTGACCAGGCTGTCGTTCTCCTGGAGGTACTCCCACACACGACTCTGCAGGGTCTTCTGGGCAATAGCTACCCGACAGTTAACCCCGCTTTTCTGCCCGTCCCGGTGTAGCCTGGCTATCGCCTGGTGGAACGTAGCGGCCCTGTAGGGCATCTCCACGAACAGCATGTCCTGGCAAACATCCTGCAAGCCGTCGATGCCCGCCGAAGCTGCCTGTATTTGGAGGATAATGACCTTACACTTAGGGTCCTTGACGAATGTGTCAATAGGCGCCTGGCGGTCTTTCGTCTCCCCCCACAAAGCCACAGCGTTGAACGCCTTCAGGTACTCGAGCAACTGCGTGGTCGTACGCCGGTAGTGGCAGAAGATCACGAGCTTCTTCCCGGCCAGTTCATCCATCACAGTGTCGATCAGGTCAAAGACCGTGCTCCTGATCCTGCCCTCGCTGAAGTACTCAGCGTTGCACGGCACCTGCTGCAGCGCCTGATAGAGCGCGCTCACATTGGTGAGGTCGATCTTGCCCCCGTTCGTGAGCTTGACCATCTGTTCGTCCACCATGCGGTTGTAGAGCTTAAGGTGCTCAGGCTCAAGGTCGTAGTAGATCGGTGTGTAGGTGAGTTCGGGAAGATCCCTGAGAACGTCCTCCTTCAGTACCCTGTGCGCGACCAGCAATAGGTTGCGGTTAAGCATGTCTAGGTGAGCGTACGCTTTGGGCTTGTTGGTCCTGAAATCCCTCTCAGTGACGTGGATGGATTCGAACTGATACTGTGACTTGTAGATCTCCGGCGTCAGTAGCTTGATATAAGCGTACCCATCCTCTGGGACTGAAAGTGGCGTGCCGGTTAGCAGGCACAGATCGTTGATGAGAGAGAAGTCCCGGACAAATTTGAAGTTGTCCGAGCCCGGGTTCTTCAGCGCCTGGGCTTCATCAACGATGATGAACAGTCGGCAGTTGCCTAGTTCAGCCTCAAATCGCTTGATGTCACGCTTGAACATCTGGAGGCCAACGAGGATGAACTGCTTGTCGAACGTCAGCTTTTTGCGCTGGGCTGGCGTCCCAGCATAGACCATCACGTCCATACCCGGAAACTTCTCGATGTTTCGCTTCCAGTTCTGGAGAAGCACAGGTGGCATGATCACCACCGTCTTCTCAATACTAGCGAAGAGCATCTTGTACATGGCTATGGTGATGGCAGTAAAGGTCTTACCTGTGCCCACGTCGAAGTACAGGCCCAACCTTGGCAGAGGCCCCAGCTCATTAGTAGCCTTTTGTTGGAACTCGTAGAGTTCCACAGGAAGTTTTATCCGTCGCTTCAGCTCCTGGTAAGGGAGGAAAGAGTCGTTGTTACCCATATTTCTTCCCGGATTTGAAGTCCACCTTGTAGACGTTAGGGCCCAGCCCTGCACACAGCCTGGTGTTGGCCTCTTTGGCTCGATCCCACATACGGTATCGAAAAGCCGTGGGGAAGCCCTTGCAGAGCTTGTCGATCAGCGCCCCATGGGTACGCATACCCATGAACATCTCAAAGTCACGCATCATCTCGATTGGCGGGCCCTTGAGCGCAGTCCTGAGGTCCTTGTACATGCCGTTGTCGATGTGCTCTGAGATCATGTCCCCGGCCCAGACCTTGTCGTGCAGGGCGTCGACGTCCGGGTGAACGAGCCAGAGCAGGTTCATCTTGCACTGGTCGTACCCGAAGGTGGTAGCGTCCCCAGTCCAGTGCTGTGGCTCAATGTATGGGTAGTAGATGACTTCAGCTTTCAGCAGCTCTTCACTCATAGTTTCTTCCTTACTTTGATAACGGGGACTACAGGATCGGCAGAGGTTACGGCGTAGTCCCCGACCTGACGGGTTAAGTGCCACCCGTTGCAGTACGGGCAACGGTAGACGCCCAGGACTTTGGCATTGCCGTTGCGCTCGATGGAGTCCATCGCCGCAGCCCTCGCGGTCAACTCGCAAGGGTATCGGCGCTTACTCGCGCAGGTTTTGTTGTGCCCCTTTAGTGGGGGTGCTGTCATTTATTGACCTCCCTCAACGCCTCTCTCATCGCAGCATAGAAGCGAGTCGTCCATAGCGTGCCAATATAGTTGAAGTGGCCCCAGTCACGAACGAAATCAAGGAACCAGTCAGGGTTTTCCGGGAGGGCAGACTGCCCTGGCAACACCTTTCTGTCGCCGTGCACGATGGCCCGGTGGATACGGTTCACGGTGTCCTCGGGCAGGCCTGTGGCCCGAAGGAACCTCAGGACGTCCTCGTGATCCTCGGAGGCGCCCAGACCTTCGAGAAGACCCTTGATCTGTTCGTTGACGAGCCACAGAGGACTGTCCTCATCAAGTTCGACGGAGTTGTTCATGGCTTGGCCTCCGGTGTTGCTTTGTATGAACCCATTCCAGTTAGACGACAACGGTCGTCATCCACCCTTTGCGCCTGTGACTGGATTGGTTTTCGTAGTGCATCAGGCATCTGGTTAAGGGTCTGCCAGTTCATTTCATGTAGGCAGGTTCTGCATTTTTCATGGGTGTACCCAAGACAATACGTTTTCATGGCTTGGCCTCCGGTGCAGAAAGCCCTTGTTCCTCGATAACGACGCCCATTCGCGTATTGATGACGTCCATGAGTTCGCTATCTCCGCGCTCCCTTGCCTCGCCGTACATGCCTGCCAACTCCATGATGTCAGAGCAGTCCAGCACCTTGAGCGTTTCGCGTACTCCGATAGGGGCGGGCCTCCCGAATATGTCTAGAAAAAAGGTCATGGCTTGGCCTCCGGTGCTGCTGCGAGCATTGCCTTCACTTCATCGACCAGTTCAAGCAGGGTGGTGTAGTGATCCATTTTGATCTCACCGTTCATTCCCGGACCAAAAGAAAGACCGCCCATGTCGTCATGACCGTATTCTATAGCGTAGTCGTTGGCTTTTTTCTGGAGCATGTCCGCGACAGCTTTGACGCCATCTTGCCATCCATCCGGCACGCTCGGCGCGGGTTCTCCCATGTGAGTAGGCCCGTTAATTTCAGCGATTAACTTCCGATTCAGGTCTTCAGCCTCAAGCGCACGCTTTTTCCAGATCGCGGCTTCCTCCATCGCACCTTGGTAGGCGTCTGCAAAACTCGGCGCGGGCTGTGCGCCGGTAACGCGAGCCTCGATGGCCTTCCACGTCGGCTCGTATTCCGGCCAGTCGGCCTCAACGATGAGCCCCTTAAACGTGGGCTTATTAGCGCAGTCTCTCCCGGCGTCAATCTCCATTTTCATCATCGTGATATTCGCCCTGTCTTTGTCTGTCAAGTATCTTTCAACATCGGACATCTTGAAAACGATGTAGCGTTCTTCACGCATGAACTCGTTGGTCATTTCTCTTCTCCTTGTGCGTTAGGTCTTTCGGGCAAGGGCATCCAGTGGGTCGGCTCAACCATGACATAAGGCCACGACCACACCCCGTAGACAGGACTCCAGAACCCATCGGCTATACGACCTTTCGGAGTAGCCAGAAGAATAAAACTTCCGTCCTTTGGTGCTGTTTCAATCGGTTGCCACATGTTCATTTCTCTTCTCCTTTTGCGCCGGAGAGGGCGTAGAGCGGCTGAACTTCGTGGTTGTGCTTTCTTGCCCGCCGTGCGGTTTCTTCTGTCAGCTCGCCGTACTGCCACATAACGGCACCACGATAACGCCAGCGATACGCGGTCGCCGTAACCAGACGGGCTGGCTCCTACTGCTCCATCCTTGCGATCTTGGCGCGCAGGGCTGCGCATTCATTCATCGCGTCTTCGCAGCGCTCTGCGTGCCAGTCACGCTCCCTCTCAGCCGCTTCGAGCTTCGCCATCAGTGCCGCTTCGCGCTCGCTACCCATGCCGTTGAGCCGAGCTTGTTCGAGACATTCGGACTCAGCCGCTTCGAGGCGGTCGAGAAGTTCATTAATGGTTACAGGAGATGTAGGCCAATAACAGTCAGCAATCACCTTGCGCAGTTCGTTGATGTCGATCATTTCGATTCTCCCAGTATCGCTTCACACCACCTCAGCTCTTCAGCGGTCATCAGCATGTCGTGGCTGTTTTGACGGACGGCCAGCCGCAGAGCGTCGGTGAGTGTGGCACAGCGCTCTTCGAGTTCAGAGATCATGTCTTTAAGAGCGTCGGCGCGGTGCATGCCAAGATACTTGGCAGGCGCGCTCTCCTGCACCCACTCCGTCTTGTCGGTCCACTCGTTGTACGCAGTGCGATAACGTTGCAAGTTCTCAAGTTCGTCGGCAGCTTTCGACATTGCCGCGGGGTATATGTTGTACCCGTTGGCGTACAGGTCTTCGGCCAGCATTCGTAGTTCGTTGACCAGGTTCATGTCAGTTGTCCTGAAGATGAAGTGGATCAACCGTGTCCAGCAATTCAAGCAAATCTACATTGGTGAGGTCATTGATTCGCTTATCAATGTACTCGTCGTACCAGCCAGGGCGAGTTGCGTAACCTTGCTCTTGCCACTCATCAAAGTAACGACGAAGGCTTTCAAGTCGGTGCATGTTTGTCTCCAAGCGTAAAGGTGCCCCGCCGACACCAAGGTGTCCCACGACCCACAACGGACAACTCCTATAAAGTTGAGGTTGTTAGAGGTGACGGCGGGGCATTGACTGGTGGGCCCTGCGGGACTTGAACCCGCAACCTTCGAATTATGAGTTCGCTGCTTGACCGATTAAGCTAAAGGCCCGGGACTACTACGGCCCCTCGTAGCGAACCTGCTTACCGTTGATCATCACCGACCCCGGACGCTTGACCTCGTGGTCCATGATGGCCCGCGGAAGGTCAGGCTTGCACATCTGCTTGCGAATATCCTTGGGCGCCGACGCCCACATCACTTTGTGTTCACGCTTCATTTAGTGTTTCTCCTTTGTTTGACTACTTAACGACGAAGCCCAAGGAGGCTCTGGATGGTCTCTGCGTCCTGGTGAACGCGATCGGTAAGCACTGTGAGGCCCCACACCGACTTAAGGCTGCAGGACTTCTCAGTACCTGTACGAATGCCTACCGCTTCCGCGGTGGCAACCTTGCGGCCGGCGAACCGGCCGCTCAATGGGGTCAATTCATACAGCCCCGCTTGATTCTTCTCAATAGCAAGTTGCATGCCGTGTCGTCCTCAGATAGATTTGGGGAAGGGGTCAGTGTCGAGCTTGTGGTACGGGAAGTGCCCGCGCACCAGTCGGTGGAATGCGCTCCCTACGCTATCAGACTCCTTCAGGGTGCGAAAGACAGGGAAAGGGACCTTCTCGTAGCTATACGTCTGACCGCTATTGAAGCGGATGAACAACTGCCCTCGTCGATACCCGAGACAGTTGATATTGCTCGATACCACGTAGTGGGGCTTCATGCCGAGTACTCCCACTCTCGCTCGAACCGGGCAGTGTACAGGTCCTCCAGCGCTTGCGCCTCAAGACGCTCAACGACAGGTAGCGCGGCCATGACGAGGTCGTATTCGATACTAGACTCCAGTAGAAAGTGAGCGTCATGGCCCCGACAACTCAGATCATCAAAAATGAGCTGGTCATCTTCGTCCAAGTAGACCTTGGCCTCGAAGGTCAGGCCGATGTGCTGAAACGTGATGTTCATGTTAGCACTCCTGTTTGTTGTGTCAACTTGCACCCACCCACATTAGTGGCGTTTGAAAGCCACAGGTTTGGTGGTCGACCAGCACAGGCCGCAGGTCATGCAGCTGGCGGTCTTGCCGATCTGCTCCGGGCACGGGATGCCCTCGCCCTCGACGTTGGCGCTCATGGGCCCTCCGGCGTTCGAGAACCTGATCCAGACCCGCTCCGGGTCCGCGTCGTTGATGGTCTGCACGGCGCGGCCGATCTCGCTGTCCCTGGGCCACTGGGTGAAGCCGAAGATGTGCAGGCCTCGGTGCTCGAGGACAAGGTGGCGCCAGAAGGCAGCGTACCCCTCAGAAACAAAGTCCCCGAGAACATGCAGGCGAACGAGTACCTTCCCATAAGTACGCAGCAGACTCTTAAGCTCCTGCTCAATCCTCGCTTGAAGCGCAGGCATGTCGTCACTGCTGACCCGAGTCGCAAAACGGACATTGTTACCGTAGCATTCCGCCCACATCTGGCAACTTGTTGGGCACGTCTTCCTTTCTTCCAGCGTCAGCGTGAAGGCTGCCATACCGCGCCACTTCCCCTTGGCAACCACGGGTACGCCGTTGCCCAGCTTCGAGTTGTTGGCCACGCTCTGAAGCACGCGCTTGACCTCGGTCACCGTCTTCACGCGGTAGGGGAAGACGGTTTGATGTTCGGAGAGCGCTGGGTTGTCAGGCCTTAGCTTCATGCGACTCCTCCGTCACCAGCATGGCTGCTTTCACTTGGCTGAGCTTCAGGCGGTACGTGGTCCCCGTCTCCACGCTCTTTGCGTAGAAGCCCCGGCGCCCAATGTCGCACTCCAGCCTGTAGTCGTGGCCGTAGAGCCGAACCACGTCCCCAACCTTCTTCACCACCTTCTTGAAGTTCACGTTGGCCCAGCACTTCTCGCGCCAGGTGTTAGCCCACTCACTGTCAGTGGGTGTGAGCAGCTTCAGGATCTTCTCCGGGCAGTTGTGATAGTACGGGCCCTCAAACTCGCTCATCGCCTTGACGCAGCAGTTGTAGTGGTCCTCCGGGTGCCAGCTCACCTTCAGCACGGCGCACCACACCTCACGTGTGCCATCAGCCCTCACGTGCTCGACGGCGGCGTAAAACTCACGCATGTTAACCAGGGCTGTGGCCAGGACGGTGTGCTTTTCCCCGGTCTCCTTGTCGTGGCTGTCCCAGGTCAGGTGGTTCTGGATGATGAAGTCGGTGGCCTTTACGTTGTCAGGCTTGTGGCTGCAGGTGGTGCCCATGATGTACTCCTAGAAATGAAGAAGGCCCACGTGTGGGCCTTAATTTAGAACTGCGGATGGTTTGACTACTCTTCGATCAGCGATTCATTAGGGTATCCGTCCTCATCAGTAATTTCGCAGATGGCCATCTCGATGGCGTCCTTGTGCTCCAGCGCCCACTCCACGACGTGCTTGGGGAACAAGTCCGTGTTCTCTCCCTGGAGCCCTGTACGCATCTCATACTCCGCTGACTCAACGGCAGCTAGCATGAAGCCCAGGAAGGACACGAAGATGCCGACAGTGCTCTGAAAGCCGCCGACACCGGAGCGCAGCTGGTCACCCACATACTCAAACTCTGGCGTGACTAGCAGGAAGGTGGCCAGGTCCCTCCCCTCTTCAGCGACCTGAACGTCGGTCAAGTGCAAGATCCCGTCCCCGATCTTGATGCCCGGGGATAGTGTCGACGTTATGATGAACTGGTCATGCAGCTTCATTACCTTCTCCTTGATCCAGAGATTCAATCCACGCGGCTACCTTCTGGCAGTCCTGGGCGTCCAGGTCGTACTCGGGGTAGCCACCATCGAGGCTGAGGCCATTCCTGACCGGGCCCCCGTTGAAACTGTACTTGGACTTGCCCAGAAACGTGCTGAGGTAGTAGCGACTGATGAACCAGTAGCCCTTGACCCCGTCCCAGGCCAAGGCGCCATCTTTGTCGTCCCCGATGAGGCTGTAGAACTCGATCATCGGCTCTTTGAATGACTCCTTACGGTCTGGGTGTGTAAGGCACCCGTCAAGGCCGTAGCGGTCACCCAGTCGAACAAGTCGGGTGAGCATGGGCTCACCCCGGAAAGAGGTAAAGGTCATTCTTGGTGCGGTCACTTGGAGAACTCCTTCTTCACGGTTTCCAGCACCTGGGCAGCGATGCTCAGATGGGCCTTATCCTTCGCCTGCTTCACCATCTCCTCGATGTCGCGCTTGACTTGCTGATGGAACATAGCCTCGTACACCTGCTTTACCACATACTCGTGGCGAGGCACCTTCTCGCCGTAGCTGCTGCCAGTGCGCCCGTCGCTTCCCACCTTTTCGGTCAGGAACGTCTCCGCCTTCTTGGCCAGCACGCCCATGACTGTGGTTGGCTCACCCACAGGGCTGCCGAACACGTCCATTGGTTGGAACACGCGAGTCACGACATCGGCGAGGATCTCGTTGACCTTGGCTTCGATGGCCTTGGTCATGAGCTTGTCGAACTCTTGGCGGTGCTCCCGCCCCAAGCGTTCTACATACTGGGCTGCCGCCCGCTCCACGATCTCTTCAAGGACGCGGTCCTGGCAGTAGTTCAGCGTTACTTCGATCTTGTCGGTCATCACGACTCTCCTTCAGCTGTATCCGGGAACAACTCGTCCATACACTCCTTGTTAATGAACCCGTCCCCGTCCTTGTCGCGCTCGATGTAGAACTCCAGCTCATCTACCCGGGCCTGAGCGGCAGCTAACTCCACACGCATGGTGGCAAGCTCGTCCTCAGCTTCCGTGTATGCCTGCCACAGGCTCTCGTAGCTCATGTCCATCACATGTCCTCCGGGAGATCGCCGCTGGCTATGAACAACATGCAGTCCGAGCATACCACGTACGGAATGTAATCGTAGGGCTCGTGGCGCACGGCGCTGACCGCGTACCGGTTGCCGGCCTTGCCCCCGCATAGCTCGCAGCACATCCACGTGAAGCCCTCGTCGCCATCGGGCATGCGCTCGTCACGCCACGCGATATAGGGTGGGAGATATGGGGCGTCATCGACCCCCTCCTCCATCTTGTCGAGCTGGTCGTGGCACCAGTTCCTGTAGTCGTCCCAGCTCAGGTTGTATTCGTCAGCGGGCCAGCCCGTGACAAGGTGGTAGCCCTGCTTGGCCAGGTTCTCAGCCTCTGCGCTGAAGCTCAGGTACCACTCGCTGAGGCGCGGGTTCTCTTTCAGGTGTTCTTGCAGATCCATGGTTCAGTCCTCCACTTCTTCAACGTCGTCCAGGACGTTATGTGCGATGAGGCGCCCGTCGTCGTTGCTGATCTCGAACATGTAGTCCAGGCAGCCCGCGACCTCTTCCGCGGCAGTGGTGGCGTCCTCGGCCTCGATGGTGATCACAGCCGTGACTTCAAACGTTTTCATGGTTCAGTCCTCCAGAAGGGTTTCAACCCAGTCGGCGTGGCGCTCCATCAGCGCCTCGAAGTCCTTGGGCCAGATAGGGTAGTTGCACACCACGTCCAAGCCGTTCCCAGTGATAAATTCCACCCAGGTGTGGCTCGAGCCTTCCTTCTTTATCCACAACGTGGACCACTCCACAGAGTCGATAGCAGCAAGTGCCTCACTCCACGTTGGAGTAGGCAGCATGTCTTCGCCTCCGTCATCTACATCAACAGGTCTCCACCCCTCCTCCTCGAACATCTCGAAGAGCTTGGTCACGATCTTGACCTCGATGTCGCTCATGTTGTGCGGCGTGTAGTCAAGCTTCACCTTTCTCTCCTTCGAAGTAGCACTCCTTGCGTGCGCAGTCCAGCACGAACGGGTTCTCGGGGTTACGGAGCGCGACCTGAAGCGCGCCAATGAACGCATCAACATGCTTGGTCGGGATGCCGACGCAGAACAGGTCGTCGCCTGTGCCATCCCACTGTTCGATCAGCACCCCGCTCTCATAGGCCGTGATGACCACGGGCTGAAAGACATCGAGTTGGCTGCAGTCCAGTTCACGGTCAAATTCAATCATCTTCGTTCTCCTCTTCGTCAAGTTGCCAGTCAATGGTCTCGTTCCAGAAGGCCAACGAGCACTCATCCATCATGAACCGGGTAGTGTCCGCCCAGGTATCGTCTAGGTAGTTGCGCAGCATGTGGCTGAGCAACGCCTCGCCCAGGTTAGCCTTCAGTTTGAGTTGGTCGTACTCCTCTTTGTCAATGAGGATGTTTCCGCCAGTCAGTTCAGTCATGAGAATCACCAGTCGTAGGTTTTAAGTCCAGGCACAGGGTCAGCGTCACAGTCTAGCCGAATCCACTCGTACCCTGCGGGCCGGAAGTGCTCGACAAGGTCGTCGTACCACTCCAGACCCCAGCCGTGGTCGGGGTCCAGGTACAGGAACCACCCGAACTCGTACTCGGCGCAGAACATGCCCTTCACAGCGTCGGGGCCGGGTAGGTGCGCCGTCGAGATGACCGGAATGTTCATAGTCTCCATGGTTCAGTCCTCCCCATACATGTCTTCGAGGATGGCCTTAACGTCCTCACGCTCGGGCAAAACTATCCACTCGGTGCAGTCCAGATAGCCGGGTGCGTTCATGCGCCCGCCCCAGCCCTCGACCAGGGTGAGGTCGTAGATGTCGGTGCGGTCGGCCTCCACGTAGTCTTCGAGGTCATAGACCAGGGCCTTGAGGTTGCTATCCTCCTCGAGGTTGTACCACTCCACCTCGTAGGCCACGCCTTGCTTCAGGAACGTGGGGCCTACGGGGTCCTCGGGGAGCCACCACGTACCCTTCGTGGTGTCCACGCGGAGCCACAGGCCGTGGACGATTTCAGGTTGCATGAATGACATGGTCACTTACCTCCGTAGATCGTGGTTTCACACGTTTGAAGAATGGCGTACATGTAGAGGCCGATGCTCTTAGCGAACTTATCGGCATCTTCGAAGGACGTGAACTGCTTTGCACGCCGAATGGATTGAACGGGCCTGCCCTCGCCAGTGTAGCCGGTGTGAGTGCAGATGTAGTACAGGGCCATGTTGTGTCCTTATTTAAGGGTTGCTTTCCAGGCCAGCGCTTCGCTGATCTCGCCGTTGCGCTGCATGTTGTCGATGAAGAATACCCATGCCATACGGACGTCGGCGGGGTAGTCGTTCTGGTCCGCGTACTTGTAGAAGGGCTTGCCGTTGCGCGACATCTTGCTCACGGTCTTGCGCTTGTACGTGGGGTGCTGCTCCCAGAACTGGGCGCGCAGCTCACTGAGTGTCTTGATCATTTGGCTTTCTCCTTGTTGCGCTGGAACTTGCTGACCTCTTTCTCGGCATCCTCTTCCGTAACCTCGAGGATCTCTCGGCAGCCGAAGCTGGAGTCAACGAACTTCTGGTAGACCACAGACTTGGCACAGTCACGTAGGGCGCGGGCCAGCGCCCGCGCCTGCTTGGCTGTTAGGTAGGTGGTGCTCCCGTTGCCCACATAGATGGCTACCTTGTTGTGGAATCGGTGAACGCTTGCAAGAGTTTTCATGCTCATTCTCCTGTGAAAGTTTCCTTGATCCACCACTGGGCCTGCTTGAGGGGCTTGCCGGTGATCGGGTGGTATTCCAGGCACTCGGCGTATGCTTCCCAACCCTTGGGGGCCTCGTGACACCTCACGTCATACCCTCCTGAGTGCTTGCGCCACCGTGTGGCGCCCAACTCATAGCTCCAGGTTGTCATCACTGTCTCCCCCGCACGCGGTCAGCGTACTCTTTGCCCCACACGCCGGCATTCCAGTGGTACTGGCACTTGCCCGCGCCCCGGATAAGGCCGGGAATGCCGGGCTCGCCGCAAATCGTGCAGGGGTTCTTGACCCTGCTCTTAACCCGTGAGCCCTTAGAGGGCGTGATGGGTGTTTGCTTTTTTCCGGCCGGACCATAGTCCATGTCTCAGCCCTCCTTGGCGTACAGCGCCTCGACCCCAGGCAGCGAACCGGTGAAGCTCCAGTCCGCGTCCTCATACCCAGGGAGGCGCGAGATCGCCTCGCCCATGATCCAGTCAAGTTGGCGTGCGGCCAGCGTCATCGGCCAGTCCTCCGTCTCGCAGCTCTGGTAGTCCAGGCTGCGCACCAGCTTGAGTACCTGCACGGGCTCGAGCACGTCTTCAGCCATCACGATCACGCCGCCTAGCCGCTTGGCGAAGTGGCCGGCGTAGATCTGGCACGCCTCCACGATGTCCGCGTCCTTGAGGCAAGGGCCGGGGCGTTGGCCATCCTTGTCGTCCGGGTACCGGTGCGCCACACTGCGGATGTTCTCCAGGACCAAGCCCTTGGCCACGTTCTGGGCCGTGAGGATGTTGTCGCTCATACGCCACTCGTAGATGGCGCAGTCGTTGACAGCGGCATAGGCGGCGAGGACGCCGATGTGTTCCGGGTTTACGATATACGCGCTCATTTCAATCTCCTTTATTCCAGGTTCTTCCGTTTTTGACGTGATTAACAGCTTCCCGACTTACACCTAGCTCTTCTGCAATTACCCTGTCAGGGCGCTTGTCGTTTCGTATGCGCTCGGCCAGATCTTCGTTAAGCCTCACTGCATTGGTGTTTCTACCCTGTTCTTTGCGTGTAGCCCACCTGCAGTTTCCAGGCTCATAGTTGCCGTCTTTGTTTGGGAACCTGTCTAAACTAGTGCCCTCTGGGCGCTTCCCCATATCCTGTAGGAAGTTCTCGAAAGTTCTCCACCTGTCACAGACCTTGATCCCTCTCCCTCCATACAACCCATAGGACTTAAGCCTTGGGTTAGTGCATCGCTGCACCATGCAGGACCAGCTCTCATACTCTGGGGAGCCGTACTGGCCGTGTTTAAGCCGACTCTTCCCTAGGGCCCTCGCCTGCGCCCTACCTTGGCACCCACATGAAGTGGAGTTGCCTGACTTAATGTCTGCTAGTTGCACAACCTTAACTGTTCCACAGGAACACTCAACTAAAACAGCTCGCTTAGGGCCACTACCAGTGACTATGTCGTCAGCTTCTGACATAACTGTTAGCAGCCCGAACTTTTCTCCTAACGGAGCGGGCTTCCTTGGTCTCATGATTGTTGCTCCTCCTCAAGATCAATAATGGTCCCAACGCCATTGGCGTCGATGACTTCAAACACGTTAGCGGTGCTGTCCGGGCGTCGCATGTGGCCCCAGGCCTTCTCCGCGGCCTCACGTGGTGAGTCGGCGTAGATGTCGATTTCCCACGTAACTAGGTATCTTTGTGTGGCTTTCATACCTTGATCTCCTCGATCATTGCACTCACATCGACAGGCCCGCCATCGCCCCGATGCCCGTAGATCAGGTCCAGGAGTTGCTCGACCTCACACTTGCCGAAGTGCCAGTGCCCTTTCCCCGCGGAAGGCGCTCCCGACGCCTCACTCATGAGGTACAGGGCGTACAGCTTGGCCACCTTTCGGGTCACCTGAGCCTCAACGACCCTGACCCCGGCATTGAACACTTCAATCTCGTACTGCCTGGCCTCGTTCGGGGAAACGAACAGCTCTCCGTCAATGGCTTGGTACATTTCTGCCATCACTTTCTTCATGATTGCTCTCCTAGCCTGCCAAGGTCGACAGTCAGGGTCTCGTCCCCATGCTTGGCGTACCACTCCAACCAGCACGAGTACCTTGTCACGTAGAGGCCACCAAAGCGCCACGTGCAGTCCCACTCCTCGCGGACATACAGCATCTCTCCGTCCTCGTCGACCCCGATCACGTGCATGTCGAAGTCAGTGGTCGTGTCCAGGAAGAGGGATACGTCCCCCACATACCCAAAACACACCTTGTCGATGTTGGGGTGTGCTTTGAAAATGGTGTCAGCCTCCCTCTGGTACTCGTCGTAGTAGCTCGGGTCCACAAGAACGGCACAAGGGTCGGCGCACCACTCGGTGCCGCCGTAGGTTCTCAGGATTTTCATCACTCATACCTCCTGGCCGCAGCCTCATAGTCCAGCTTAGACACGAACATGGAGTGCGTAGGCCGACCAGCTCTGGCCGCGTCACGAATAAACTTCCCACACTGATACCGAGATCCAGTAAAGACCGTTTTCAGGTACCTGCAATTGCCAAAGCAGTGAGCATAGACGTGGTACATGATTCATTCCCTCCACTCAAGTTCGTCTTCCGTCCAGTGGGCGTCCGTGTAGTTGCTCCGGTCGTAGTTCCACATCACGAACTCCTGCAGCTCGTAGCCGCCCATCTCCAGCATGCCCCCGGAGACCGGGATGGTCCCCGTGATGCCCCGGGCGTGGTCCCGGAACTTGACCTCGTGGTCACGTTGGATAGCTGTGATGGGTTGGCCCGTAGGGCTGTAGGCGCGGCTTGTGTTGAATTGGATTCGCATGTTCTCAGTCCTTCAGGTCGCACTCACTAATCCAGCAGCTTTCATACTCCTGCGTTTCCTCAAAGTACATGTCAGCGAGCTCGTCCCTGTCCTCAGGTTCCTCAAGGTGTGGGCACTCCACGCTGAACCAGGCCTCAGCAATCAATCGCCGCTTCTCCTCCGCCCGCTCTCTTGTTGTGAAGACATACACGTCATCGCCGTAGTTATGGTTCCATACCAGCACGTAGACTTTCATGGGTTTAGTCCTCACCTGTTGTAGCCCTTGCGGGGCGGCTGGCCATAGAAAAGGGTGCGTTCATAGACCTCCACGACATCCCAGAGCCGTGCTGCGTCCACGAACCTCTCTGCATTTTCTTCGTCTGCGAAGACTGCGAGCACCCTCCCAGGAGAGTTATTGATGTCCACCACTAAATAGACTTTCATGTTCTCGGTCCTCCAGCAAGTCAACAGGGCTACCCCTGTCGCTGGCCTCACAGGTATTGCAAAGCCAGAAGATCGGGTCAGCCTCCTCGTCAAGGTGTCCCGGGGACAAGTCGTAGCTCGTGTCCTCCCTGCACCATATGGGCAGGGCGATCTCCACGTCCTTGCTGCCACAGTTGGGGCAGGCCCAGCGCGAATCTTCGTGGTCCATGTCTAGTCCTCCAGGGTTTTGCCTTCGCAGGTCAGGGCGTGGAATATGCACTCCCCCAGCTCGTGAGCGGCCTCCACGTAACTGAGACGGCTAACGACATGCGCACCATACTTGACTCTATACGTCTTCTCCCCACGCTCCACCGTAATGGGGTACGCGAGGCTATTGAGTGTAAAGATTGTTTCCATGGTCTCAGTCATCCTTCATCTCGAGTTCCCGCATGAACCTGGCGCAAATGGCAGCAAGGTCCGCACCTGACCCTAGTACCTCCTGCACAATGTCGAAGGCCGCTTGCACGCCTGCGTCCCAGCCTTTGTCGAACTGTTCATCGAGCAGTTCGTTGTAGCTCCTATCGACCAGCGAATATGCTGGCAGTGTCACGGTGTCTTCTTCCTTCATCACTCATCCTCCTCACTTCATGCTATTGACGCGGTACTTGTTGATCCAGCGCTGAGCGACACGCTCGCTTCGCACGAGGGCGGACTGAAGCTCTTTCAGCGTGTTCGCCTGAATGTAGAACATCACGTCTCCGTACTCCTGCTTCTCACGCACGTCGATGGACTTGCTCCTCTTGAACTCCTTCTTTAGCATGTCCCACAGGCGATCCGTGTAGGTTGTGGATACGTGATAGTGATGGCGTGGGTTGCCATTGCGATCATCAGCGGCACTCAGCACGAACTCCAGCCGGCTACCGTGCTTGGTTTCGATAGCGATCCAGGCCCCGAATGAGTAGGTGCTGGTGGCCGACATCACTCATCCTCCTCTTTCATGCCGAGCCAGCGGCCCATCGTCACGAACGCCACCGTCAAGGTGGCGAACAGGTGGTTGCGGGCCCATGCCGCTGCTGCCGCAACGAGCAGCCACAGGCTGCTGGGCTCGGGCACATTGCGTGCCGGAGCCTCGAAGGGGTTGCGCGTTGGCGCCTCGAACGTGATGACGGGGTGGTCATCGAACACGATGCAGTCCTTGCCCCGTGTGTCGCAGGGCGGCAGGGTGACGTGGTTGGGCTTGCTCAGGCCCGCATAGACGGGCGTCGGCTCCCACGTCGGGCGCACGCCCTGGCTCAGTTCTTCAGGTGCGGCCAGCGACACAGCGACCACGCTGCCCATGATGAGTGCGGCCATCGCGGCGGCACCCGAGACCACACCTTTCCAGAAGGTGCGGCGGTGAAGTAAGGGTTTCATGGTCGGTACTCCGTGCATGCTAGTGGTTCCAGAAGTAGTAGCCGTCGTGCTCAGTGAAGTCGCCGCCGATACGCAAGTCGTTCGCGTATTTCTCGTAGTCGAAGTAGCAGCGCGCCCAATCAGGAATCTCCTCAAGCTGGCCGATTTCTTCGAGTAGTTCTTCGGCCATGTGCTCCCACGAATCGTACTCGCCTCGGTAGCGCTCGTTGAAGTCGTTCTCGTTCCACTCACCGAAGCAGTAGCAGTACGCGTTCGCCGCGTCTTCATCGTACTTCTCGTAGGCGTCGAGTAGGAACCAGCACTCAGGGCTGACGTGTGACTCGCTGATCATGTCGCTCGGGATGCCTTCCCAGTCCTGGAACATGAACTCAGGGTCTTCCTCGTCAGCGTGTAGTTTTGCACACGCTTCGTAGAATTCGTCACGGTCGGTGTAGGCTTCAAGATCGAGCCACTTGCCGAACAGATTGCCGTCGTTGTACTTGGCGTACGTGCCAACATAGGTTCGCATGGTCACTCCTCTGTATCAGGAAGCTTGATCAAAAAAGAGAACAGGCGATGCGTCTCATCTTTCAGCCGCGCAACCTCCTCGTCGTTGTTCTGAATCGTGTCAAGCAAGTCCTGCTTTACCTGTGCCCATGCCGCCGCTTCCGACTCGAAGTAGTCGCGCGGAGAACCCTGAAACGTGCGGCCGTCGCTGCCCTTCGCCGTGATCGACACACCACTGCAACCCGGCAAGATTCCTTCACGCAGAACCTCGATGGGCGTCACTGTGCAGTGGGAGAATTGATTTTGATCGCTGTCTTTGTAGTGCCAGTTGATTTCGTAGAGGGTTTTCATTCCAGCACCTCCTTCAGTGTGTTCCGCACCTCCTCGTCAGCGCGGAGACGCCCGCACAGCGCCAGCAGGTAGGAGTAGGTCTCGTGCTTCATCTGCCCGGACTCTTCCAAGGCGGTGATGTAACCAGTCATGTAGCACTCGTTGCGCTCAGTCGGAAACTTGGCGTATTTCCTGAGCACCCGTATCAGCCGAGGTGAGAGACGCCCAAGGGTGCGGCTCAAAAGTTGTTTGTCCACGCTCTTCTCCTTACATGCCGTGGGCGCTGAGCCACGAGGGCTCCAGCACAGGCTCCTGTGGGTTGACGTACCAAATCTCGCTGACCCGAACGCTGTTCGTGAAGCTCTCGCCCTTGAAGATGGCCCAGGCGATATAGCCCCGCTTCTTGCACTCCTTGGCGGCGATCTCACCGATGGTCCTGGACTTGAGTCGAGCGTCGATGATGACGACCGAGCGGTCGCCGCAGGCTTCGACAAGGTTGCCGCTGAGGCCGTAGTGGTAGAACTGTGCGTAGATCATTTCTGCACCTCATCGTTGGGCATATCAGCGATCTCGTAGGTCTTGGTGCCATCGTGGTGGTAATGCACCACGCCGATGATCTCGCCCACCATCGGGCCTTGGGCCAGCTTGTGGTACAGGACGTAGTGGTAGTCCTCGCCCTCGAAGTCCTCGGTAGCGTAGGTTCTGAACGAGGAGCAGAAGTCAGCCCACTCGTCGGCGGTCACTTGTTTGTATTTCATTTCGCTTTCTCCTCCACCTCTTTGTAGATGCTCCCCCAGTTCTCCATTAAGAAAGAGGGCTGTGGCATGTTGCACAGGAAGCACAGGTGGTCAAGGATCATCTTCACGGCCGGGTCCTGGCTTATGTCCCCGCCCTCGTCCCGTACTTCCTTCATGGCGTCCAGTAGGGCGTTGGTCACGCCCACGGGGTTGCTCGCGCCCCAGTTCCAGATCTCGTAGGCGTTCTTGAATCGTTTGCTCATGCTTCTCTCCTCGCCAGAATACGCAGTGCAACATTGAGGCTCACGCCCCTATTACGCAGAAAGCCCGCAGCCGCGCGGGTACCCAGGGACTTCTTGATGTTTAGTGCTCGGACGCCTAGCGTGGTCAGGGTCCGCAGGTAGTTCTCCATCTCGTCGTTCCTCCTCGGTGTGGGTCAACAAACTTAGTGCTCTCTGCGTATTTTGGCAATACACAGAGAGCACCAATTTGGTGGCCTAGTTGATGCTGTCGAAGAACATCACGTACTTGTTGGTGATGAGCCTCATCCTTGCCGCAGCCTCATCAGCCTTCTCACGCTCCCCCGCAAGGTTCAATGCTATGGCCTCCTCCAGGGCTTCATCGAACTCCCTGCTCCACTTATCGAGGTAGTAGGCGTACTGCTGCCACTTCACCTCGTAGATCCTGCCCACCACATGGAGCGTGGTGCCGATGAGGATCAGCACCACTTGCAACCAGAATAGCGTCATGGTCTTCTCCTCACCGCATGACGAGCACGCGAGCGTATTCCAACAAGTACAGCTTGGGCGCCACGAGGATCTTGATCCAGTCGAGGTTGCCCAAGGTCAGGGCAGCCCCTATGAGCGTAGCTATAGACCCGCACAGGAGGATGGCGAACAGGGCGTCTTGGTCTATGAGGCCATCGTAGCCGTGGGTGAACGTCTCCTTGTATCTCGCCTCTCCGTACTTCGGCTCGGTGGGCTCACCCCGGCCACCCCACCGCCAGTACACGAGCCAGGGCGCGGCAAGGATCAAGGTGCCGAGGAAGAACCAGATGAAGCTCTCGATGGCGTGCCAGACGAGCAGCTGCTGGATCACGTCCGGGATCTCTGCGGCCAGAAAGTCAAGGGCGGTGCCAGTGGCGTTGGTAATGTCCCCGGCCACCGACTCCGCAGCGTCGATGCTGCGGTTGATCAGGCGGGTCAGGGCCTCGTCCAGCGGGTTTGGTGCAGTGGTGTTGGTGGTCATGCTTGCTTCTCCTTGGCTTGTTTGAACAACAGGGCATCCTCGACCGTGGCGAAGTCCGCGATCCACGCCCACACGAAGCCATCCCCAAATGGCTCCCGGGTGTAGACGCCATAGTGCGTGACCTCCACGGGGCGGAGCTGGGAGTCCACATATTGACCCGTAGGGCTCAGGTCCGTGCAGACGCCCTCGTCAGCGGGGTAGGCCCACATATCGTCCTCTTCCTCGTCGCAGTACAGGGCCTTGATCTGGTACTCGCTCATGCTTGCTTCTCCTCGTAACGTTTGCGGATCTCTTTCTCGGTGAGCTCGGGCATGTCCAGAAGGACGGCGAGCTCGTCGGCGCAGTGAATGTCATAGGCCCGCAGGTAGCCCACGAGCTGGGCGCAGAACAGGTCCCGGGTGCTGTTGCCCGGGACCCTCGTGCTCTTGTTGTCCCGGGCGCGGCGTGCTTCCGCGATCAGGGTTTGTGCGTGTAGTGCGGTCATGGTCATGCTCCTCGGTCGTAGAGTGGCCCGTTCGGCAGGGACTGCCACTCCGGGTTATCTTTCAGATCATCAAGCCAGAACCACCCGAGGCTTGTCTTGGCATACCACGAGTACCGGGAGAAATTCCTCTGCATGTCGAGGACCTCCCCGCCAGGAGGGCTCGGGAGGTGGTATTCAGCCAGTATTCTTGGATAGTCGGGCATGGCGTTGCTCCTTATAGGCCCACGCGGGCCCTCTCCATTGCTAGGTAGATGGCCTCCACCGCTTGGATCTGGCCCTCCGCGTACTGCACGGCAAGGTCCCTGTTCGGGGCCTTGGCGGCGCTCCACTCGCGCCACGTGGGCCCACCCCCGATCCCACCCATGCTGCGCGAGACCTGAGCGGTGATGAGGTCGGAGGCCATCTTCGACCCTGCGGCCGCCATTCGGTAAGTGACGCCGTTCATTTCATCCATGCTTCAGTCCTCCTCGGCATACGCCGCCTCTATCTTGGCGTAGCAGTTGTCACACTGCAGGTCGTTGTCTTCGTAGTTGATCTCCTGGGCCACGATGCACCACTGGTCATAGTCCTTGTCGAGGGTGAGGTTCATGTTCTCGTTCGCGCAGGAGGGGCAGAGGCAGCCCCCATCGAGGGTCGTGTAATAGATGGGGTAGCCTCCGGGCCAGGCGTAGGCGGGGCACTCAAGGTGGCTGAACGTGTAGCCGTGCCTGACCATGTCCTCGGCGCTGTCCCTCGTGGTCTCATAGAACCTCGTGCCGTATGGGCTGATGAGGACGTGCTCGGGGGCGGGATAGTGGATAGTCATGGTTTTACTCCTCGTACTCGATCCAGTCGGTGAGCCAGCGGACGAAGCCCCTGCCTTTCTCATAGAAGTTGGCGTCCTCTGGCGTGTCTGCGGTGCTGGTGTAGTAGACAGAGGTATCGCTTTCGAACAGCGCCACCCGGTACTTCTTGGCGGGAGGCTTGATGCGGTAGCTCTTTCCACAGAAATTAGGGTCTTTCAGTGCCAGGTCGCACCACTTGTTGTTGAGGCCGTCCCAAACCTGCACATCTTTCCCTTCAGCCCACGCGATGATCACGTCGGCATGCTTGTGCCGCTTGCTCATACCCCGACCCTCCTCACACGATAGCGTTCAGCGATCAGGAGCTGGACCCTGACCAAGTCCTCGCCATTGACGAGCTGCTCCAGCATCTGGATGTAGCGGTCGAGCCGCATGGCCATGAAGCCTGCGACCGCGGCCGGCTCCAGGGTGTCGCCCCTGTCCAGGCCCATGTCAAGGCCTGCGGCCACGCAGTCCGCTATCATCTGGCCCCTGAAGGTCTCGTGGGGTGCTTGCTTGTTCATGTCCATGATTCAGTCCTCCAGGATCTGGTCCAAGGTCTTGATCGGGTGGGCGGCGCTGACCTCGGCCTCGATCTCGGCCACTTTAGGTGGAGGCACGCACGCCTCCAGCGCCTCGACGTAGGCACACAAATGGGCCAGGATGTCCGCCGCGTCCTGCGTGGTTTGGGCGTAGCGGGCATCGTCCACGTCCATCTCCGCTTGCTTGCTGATTGCGAACGTGGCTCGCGTGATGAGGTCGAGGATATGGCTGCTCACAGTCCTTCTCCTTCCTTGAACGTGACGTGGAGGCACGCGATGCGGCTGCTGTCTGCGTACTGGTCCGCTTCTGCCCTCGACCTATTGGCCGCCGCCCGACAGTACCCCGGCTCCTCCGGGTAGACATTGAGCCACAGGCTGTGCTCGGGCTTCTCCGGGTCCTCGCCGGCCGCCTTCTCGCGCATGGTGGCGATCCTCTCCCGCAGCAAGTCGCCCAGGCTCTTGGGCTCCTCGGGGACATGTCCCCCATCGGCACACGTGACATACGGCGAGCTGAACTCACGGTTCGTGTCCCGGCCGAACCAGTGCGGGGCAGTCTCCAAGGTGTCGATGATGCCCTTGGCCTCGGAGAGGCCAAGGCCCCCACGGCGATCCCACGCGGGAAGCGCGTTGGCTGCCATGAATGCCTTCCACTTCTCGTTGGTGATGTAGGGCGGGAGCGCGGCCGGGATACCGGTCCATACGCACGTCGAGGCGCGCAGGAGCTTGATCGCCTCAACCTTCCTGCTGGCGACAAGGTGTTGCACGATGCTGCGCCACTGCCCCCAGCTGGGGCACTCGAGCACGCGGTCGGGGTCCTCGCCGTGCTCTCGCTCATGGTTGATGTAGGCGCAGACGGCGTTCCAGAACGTGACGACGTGCGGACTTTCATTCATGCAGCGGTCCAGGTCGTTTTCCTCGTCCAGGCGAGTGGCGAAGTAGCTTTCCGGGGATGCTTGGTAGTCGTAGCTCATGGTTGTTGCTCCTTGGTTTGTGCGTTGAAAAGGTGGGGGAACAGGGACGAGGCAAGTGTCTGGCGCCGTTGCTTGTACGCCTCGGCGTCCTGGCGCTCGATCTCTTGATCGGCAAGCTCGAGGGCTTCACGCTGCTCGTCCTCCAGCAGCAGGGCCTGCTCATGCGGCGTGAGATCGCTGCGATTCACGAACAGGGTGAACTTTACGCCCCCGAGGCCCCCGTAAAGGATGTCCCGCATACGGTAGATGCGCAGCTCCAAGTCTTCCGCACGAACTTCGACGCCTACGGCATACCAGGTCTTGTCCGTGAGGCCCGGGTCTTCCTTGCGCAGCCGGGTCCAGACAGCGTGGGCGAGGCGGGGGCTCTCCGCGGACCCCGAGGAGTACTCGTGGGGGTAGAGGGTAAAGGGGTAGATGCTCATTTCGTCGTTCCTCCTCGCTCAGAGGCACTCGATTTCTTCGAGCGCGGTGTAAAAGCTGGTGACCTCGTTGATCACGAAGGACCACGAGGCGATGATGGGGTCCGACTCAAGGTTGTCCCCGTAGTCGATGACTACCTCATAGCGCCCGTTGGGCAAGGTGTCGATGACGAGGCGCCACACCTCGGGGTCATCGAGGATGAGGCGGCGCTTGTCCTTGAGGCGTTGCAGGTCACGGTTGATGCGTTCGTGCTTGGTCATGGTCGTGCTCCTTCTCGTCTAGATGTTGAGGTAACTGTAGGCGGGGACGGCCCACCGGGTGGCCGTGCTGCTGTGACGTCGGCTGGCCTTGATGGTCCAGCGGTGGTTGAGCTGGACGTTGTTACCCCCGGCCACCGTCTGGACGCAGCAGCAGTCGTGCTCGCAGGCGCACTGCTGGTGCAGCTGCCACAGGATGCCGCGGATCAGCTCGGACTCGGTGACGGGCCGGCTGGTGGTGATGTAGAGCCAGCGCTCGCCGCTGTCCCCGCCCCCGTCGATGTGGAACTTGCCGGCAACGACCTTGGCGCTCCACCCAAGGTCGTGGTGCTCGTTCAGGTGGTAGTAGGCGGGGCGGTAGCTGCCCTTGTTGGTCTGGGCTGTGAGGCGGTATGCCATGTTCAGTTCTCCAGGTAGCCGAGGAGGGCTGCCCGCGCCTCCCGGTAGGCGTCGTGGTCCGCCCTGTGGATGATGTCGCGCTGCTCGTCGGTGAGCGCGGCGTAGCTGCGCTGCGAGGCCACCTCGCGCATGAGGCGGAAGGGCTCGGCCAACCACTCAAAGTGGTCGCGTGCCAGCGTCAGGCCGCGCAGATACTCGACGACCGTTGGCACGCCGTCAGGCACCTTCTTGATGATGATCGCGTGGCTGTCCCCGCCCCTGTCCCAGCCCTTGTCGACCAGGATGTAGTAGAGGCCGGGGCCGGCGACCCGGAAGGACTCCTGCACAAGGTCGTGCTCCTGCAGGAAGTCATCGAGGGCCTCAGCGTGCTCGAGCACCTCGATGCGTAGGAAGGTGCTCAGCGTGACGTAGCCGCCGAACTCGAAGTCCGAGAGGGTCATGGTCATGGTCGTGCTCCTTCTACATGGTTGAGGCGATGGCGGAGACCACGCGGACGTACCTGTCCTTGCCCTCGCTCGCTGCTTGGATGCAGAACTCCTCGAGCGTGCCCTGGAAGCAGCCCGCTTCCACACGCACGCCCTCGGCGTGCTTGACGATCTTGATCTGGCGCCCCGACCCGTCGACGTTGGCAAGGGTGAGCCAGGACTCGACGGTGACGCCCACCCACTGGGTCTCGGCGCCTAGCACGCAGCTGTTGCTGAGCGTGCAGCTGTTGCCGAGCGTGCAGCTGTTGCCGAGCCAGCAGTAGCTGCCGAGCGTGCAGCCGGAGCTGAGCCAGCAGCTGGCGCCGAGTGTGCAGCTGGCGCCGAGTGTGCAGCTGGCGCCGAGTGTGCAGCTGGCGCCGAGCGTGCAGCTGGCGCCGATCTTGCAGTAGGCGCCGAGCGTGCAGCCGTCGCCGAGCCTGCAGTAGTTGCCGAGCTCGCAGCCGTCGCCGAACGTGCAGCTGGCGCCGAGCGTGCAGTAGACGCCGAGCGTGCAGCCGGCGCCGAGCCTGCAGTCGTTGCCGAGCGTGCAGTAGACGCCGAGCGTGCATCCGGCGCCGAGCCTGCAGTCGTTGCCGAGCGTGCAGCTGTTGCCGAGCCAGCAGTAGCTGCCGAGCGTGCAGCCGGAGCTGAGCCAGCAGCTGGCGCCGAGTGTGCAGCTGGCGCCGAGTGTGCAGCTGGCGCCGAGCCTGCAGTCGTTGCCGAGCTTGCAGTCGTAGCCGAGCCTGCAGCCGTCGCCGAACTTGCAGCCGGCGCCGAGCCTGCAGCCGTCGCCGAGCTCGCAGCCGTCGCCGAGCTTGCAGTCGTAGCCGAGCCTGCAGTAGGCGCCGAACTTGCAGTCGGCGCCGATCTTGCAGCCGTCGCCGAGCGTGCAGTAGACGCCGAGCGTGCAGCCGGCGCCGAGCGTGCAGTAGACGCCGAGCGTGCATCCGGCGCCAAGGACGCAGCTCTCACCGAGATCCGACCAAGCGGGGATCTCGGTGCCGTCAGGAATCGCCGTGTTGGCCGGGACGACCCAGCCACCGTGGCTGTTGGTTTCGAATTGCATGGCTTGCTCCTAGTTGATGATGGTGTCGTGGCCCTCGATGTCCTTGAGGTGCAGGACGCCCGTCTTGGGGTCTTGCGCGAGGACGGCGTACAGGCGCTCAGTGCCGTTGGGCAAGGTGACGCGCACCTCCGCCCCCACGAGCTCGTTTGCGTCGAACGTGGGGCTCGTGGTGAGCTTGGCGAGGCGTTTGATGATGGGCTGGAGGGTCGTGGTCGCGTGGCCTTGCCGGATTCCGCGGATGTAGGTGCTGAAGGGCATGGTCAGGGCCTCTTGCTGGTCATGTCGAAGGTGGTGATGAGCTTGTCCCAGGCGCGCTGGGCGTCCTCGTAGGTCGCCTCGAGGAGCATCTGGTGGGCTTGGCCGTCCCCGCCCCGGTACCAGAAGGTCCAGGGGTAGATCTTGGCGGGAGGGGCCGAGGACAGGGGCGGGGTCGACTCAGGCTCGGGCTCCCACTCCCCAGACGAAGCCTGGAGCGGGAAGTCTTCGGGCTGCTCGGGCAGCAGCCCGGTGTAGGCCACTTCGGGGATGCCTGCGAAGAGCTCGTCGTCCTCGTCCTGCGCGCTCACGGCGTCGTCCAGGGCCTCGTGGATACGCATCGACGTGCTCAGGTTGAAGAGCAGCACGTCAAGGGTGCGCAGGCGCTGCTCGCCGTCCCAGTAGGGGACGTTGTTGGGGAGGTGCCGATAGGCCTGCTGCTGCTCCCAGTCGACCGGGAGCAGCGGGATCACGGCGAAGTGCTCGCCCCCGCAGACGAGCTCCTTGCCGCGCAGGATGGCGACGGGGATGTCGTCCTGCTTGAGCAGGTACTCGGGGAAGTTGGGGGCAGCCTTGCCCAGGCTGAGGCGGAAGGTGGTGCCGCGTTGGCCGTGGTGGAAGGCGGCGCGGACGGAGTCTTTCTCGGGGTAGATGGTGAAGGTCTTCAGCATGGTGGTGCTCCTGTAGATGTTCCCCATGGGTGGGGAAGGAAGAAAGTGGTTGGTTGGTTGGCTTGCTTGCTTGATGGGCTGATCCAGACCTGAGGGCTGGCTTGGGGGCTGCCCCTGCCCCAGACCTGAGGGCTGCCCCCGACCTGAGGGCTGCCCCCGACCTGTATTTCAGAATAGGGGAAAATCTAGCAGGCGGCGCTGAAACCCAAGGCTGGCGCGGGGCCTGGCCAAGTGTGCTTCAGACAGGGTCTTCTATAAACCCAAAACCCGCCAAAAAATGCCCCCACCTGGGGTAAAGGCAAGTTGAGAGTGTGTGCTTGCTAAATGCGAGGAGATCGCATTTACCCTTTCGAAAGGCTCCCTATATATTGGAAAAGAATTGGTTTTATATATATAGAGAGGAAACCTTGTGGTTACTGGCTTGCAGCTTGATCTGCTGGATTTTCCCCTATTCTCGAAAGACTAGGAAAATTTTGCCGTGGAACCACTTGCAAAAAGGCGTGAAACCCTTGCAGTTGCTGGGTTTCTGCCCTTTTCCCATGAATAAACAGGGGTCAGTTATTCATGGGTAGCCATTTAGGACTTACCTTGCTTTTGGCAACTTCTTTCCATAGCGTTAGCCTATGGCTTTTCTCTGCGCTGGTAGCCGTTTGCTGTTGCAGCATCAGGAAGTGCTCATGTTTCCAGAAGCACTTGCTGATGCAGGCCCCGACTTGGGGCCCTTGCTTGGTCAGTTGTCCTCGATCTGCTCGCAGATCCAGCCCAGCAGGCACAGGGCGAAGGTGACGACGCCGACCAACTTAGCCAGTGCCCACCCTGCTTGGCTGGGCTCGCCGGCCAGCTCGGCGCCAATGAGGCTGGCCACGACCACAAGGGCCACAGCCAGAACGGACAAAGCCGCCCATTGGGCGGCCTGCTTGATTTTCCTACGGGTGCTCAGCCTCACCTTAGTACTCCTTGCTGCTTTGGCAACTTGTTTGTTGCCGTGTTTTCGGCGCGCGGCCCAGAGTGCTGCTGTCCGCGTTATGTAAACTTCGGTTGTTGCTCCTTTTGGAACAATCCTGCCTAAAAATGAGGCAGATTGTGCTGAAAATCGACCCGAAAATCCCGCCGCGGCCAGATTTTCAGGTCGATTGTTCCATTTTCGACAACAATCAGCGTTTGCTTATGCTGTTGCTGCCGAAAATTCCGCGCCGCGGCCAGGGTGTGGTCGCAGCACGTTATGTAAACTACAGCGGCTTGCTCAGTGCCCGCTCGAAGGCGACCCAGAACAGGCCTCGAGCCGTGATCGAGCCCCTGGTCACGACCATTCCGAAGATGCGCCGCTCTTCGCGGTCCAGGTCGCCGCAGCGGATTCCAATCCGCGCAAGTTCTGCGACCCTGCTGTCGAAGTGGCGGTCGATCCCGCCCCACTCCCAAGCCGCATCTGCGGCCTGTTCTTTGACGGTTTTCACGTCGCCGTCGAAGATGGTGCCGCACACTTCAGCGGCGGTTGGGTTGAGCTTCTTCAAGGTCAGGCACTTGGGGATGAACATGATTCCTTCTCCTTAGGTGTGCTGTAGAAAGTGGCAGCACTGCCAGCCATGACCTTGCCGATGCTGCTGGTAAGGGCATGACTTGCCTTGCTGCTGGCAATTCGAGCGTGTTCGAGGTCGAGCCCGGGCTCATCGGCTGGCTTCCTGCCGATTTGCTCGCGGTGCTTTCGGTGCTGCTGATGCTTTGGGAGCATGGTTGAAGCGTGCTCGACCTTGCTTTGACACAGCCAGCGGGCGCAGCGGGATCAGGGTGCCGGTCCTTGCGCCTGCTCAGTGCTGGCTTGTGGGGTTGTCTCGGCTTGCGCCGCCATGCTCGACCCCGCATGCCTGCTGGTCGAATCGCAATTTTTGCTCCGGTGTGGTCCGAACACCTTTTTCGTCGCGCTGCTCGACAAAAGCCGAGACACGCGAAAAACGCGGCGTACAAGATCCCCTGCCTGCTCTAGGCGCTGTTCCAGACTTTGGCTGGTGGCAGTGGTGGGCAGGATCAAGGGCATGCTCATACCGTGCATGCTTGCTTACATGGAAACCGCACTGCTGCGCTTGCTTAGGGCGTGGTCCGTCCTGCCCGTAAGCATGCGCGTTTGCGCGGTGGCATTGCAGCGGGCTCCGCCCCCGCCGCAAGGGCTGGGACGGGCTCCGCCCCCGCCGCAAGGGCTGGGACGGGCTC